AAGCACTCTTTTATGAGAAATATCCGCTCCCAGGGGTTCAAGGAATCAAGAGATGGGAAGTCAAGGGAATACCTTTGGCTAGGAATTGGGCTGAAGAAGGGGTGATTGACTTGACTGTAAACTTGTCTGATGGGAGTTGGACACCCATACCCGGCTATGACGGAGCATACTTCATCAATCAAAAAGGGCTGGTATGCAATCTTGATGGGCATATTATCAAGCCAGCCCCTTCAAAGGCTGGTCTCAGAGTTGAGCTGAGAAGGAACGGCCAGCGCGAGAAAATTTTAGTGCTTGACTTATTGAGTCAAATCGGGTATAATACCCTTGGAGGTGGTATCGATGAGACAAGTTGATGTATATCGGTTGGCCGTCAAACTTTTAAAAAAGATGGCCAAAGAAAACCCTGGCAAGAGTTTTACCAACTCAGCCGGGGAAACGGCTACAATTGAAGACATTGCTGATGCTTTGGATAAAATGTCCAAGTGGTTGTATAAAGATTTCCATACTGAGGATATAGACAGAGTTGTCCGCTGCAAAAAATGCAAGTTCTATAAGAAGTACAAGAAGAAGGGCGCATTCAAAGCTCAAGCATTCCAAGCCTGTAGCAAGGATATGAAGAGGCGTGACCCTATGTTTTTCTGTAAGGATGGTGACGAAAGACTTGAAGCAAAAAATTGGGACCCTGAAGCCGATTGATGAACCCGTAACGGACCTGGATGTGGCTTTTGTTGCAATTTACAATGTTCTGTATGAAAAGATTGAGCAAGAGCCCAATAAGGGGATTGTTGTATCTAAAGGAAACCCCAATCAACGCAAAGCAACCTGGAACGAGGTTATGTCCATAGCACACATGCTTGAAGATTTCTTCACTATGAGGGAACAGCGCACTGGGTGTAAAATCTGTGAAGAATGTGCCTATTGGAAGTCGATTTCTGTAGCCTCTCCTCATATCGGGGAGTGTACCAAATATGGGAAGCATTTGCACAAGTTCAACAGCTGTAAAAAGGGATTCAAGCCCAAGGAGGGAGAAAAATGAACCGTAGGGAACGCAGAAAACTGGAGCGCCAGGGGAAAATACCCAAGGCTGAGCCTGTCTATTTGATGAAGCCCTCAGACATTAAGGATGCGGCCCTGAAGGGGGCTGGTGAACAGGCTATGCTGAATGAGATTCATCAGCAGTGTTTGGCTGCAGACAAGTCATTCACCCTTGATATGGATACCATATATCTCTGGACACTCCATAGCAAATATGGCTGGGGACTGAAACGCCTGAAACAGTTCTACAAGGAGGTGTTTGTTGAACACCGCCGTATGCGGGAGTTCTATGAGATGGATAGCACATATCCAGAGCGTTATCAACTGAAAAGCAAGGGCATAGACATTGAAGCTTGGTATAATGAGCTGTTTGATGAAGAAGGAAACTTCAAGAAGCCTGAGGAGATCAACATATGAGTTATGGTTTTGCCACAATTGATATTGAGACTACAGGTCTGAATCGGTACAAGGATAAAATCACCTGGATTGGTGTTGGATTGGCAAAAGACATTGACAGTCCCATATCCAAGTTGTTGATATACGATGCATCCAATGGGGATGACCTGAGAAAATTCAGGAATGTGGTTAAACACATCAAGAAGGAGAAAGCCCAGACAGTGTTCCAAAATGGCAAGTTTGATACCCTATTCATAGAACACCATCTTGGGCTGAGAATCCCTATTGACGAGGATGTAATGCTGATGGGCACGGCTTATGATTTGGTAGCAGAGCATGGTCTGAAAAAGATGGCTCAAGCCTATCTGGGAGTGCCTGATTGGGATATCAAGAAGAAGGACAAGCTGGGTGGAGAGAGGGACACAATTGTTCCATACCTGAGCTGCGATGTTCGGTACACTTGGGAATTGTATCAGTACTTCTATCAGAACATGAGTGAGCGATCTATGAAGATATATAGAGAGCTTCTGAGACCTGCTTACAGAGCATACCGGGACATTGAACGAAATGGGTTGTACCTTGATCTGGATTCACTGGAGGAAGTCAGAAAGAAGTACAACAAGGAAGAAAAGAGGCTGCTCAAAGAACTGAAATCACACTACGACATCAACTGGAATAGCTCTGCGCAAGTGGCCCATGCCTTCTTTGATTTGGAGGGTATGCCAGTCATTTACAAGACCGGGAAGGGTGCTCCATCCACCGCAGCGGATGTGTTGAAGGAGCTTGCAATGAAGGGGTATGAGCTTCCAGACCTTCTGATGAAGTACAAGGATGCGGCCACACGAAACAAGATGTTTTTGAACAGATGGGCAGATGACTGCTATGAAAGCCGAATTCACCCCAACTTCAACCTTACAAATGTGGTGTCAGGACGTACATCTTGTAACAGTCCCAATCTTCAGCAAGTCCCCCGGACAAAGGACATCAGAGGCTTGTTCAGTGGTGCACCCGGTATGATTTTATTTGAGGCAGACTATTCTCAGCTGGAGTTGCGTATTGCGGCGCATTATGCGAAGGATAAAACCATGCTGAATATCTATCTACATGATGGCGATATTCACACAGAGACCGCAAGGCTGTTCACAAATGGGAGAGAGCCCACCAAGGAGGAAAGAGGCAAGGCAAAAGCAGTCAACTTTGGATTTTTGTATGGTATGCAGGCAAAGAAGTTTGTCAAGTATGCCTTGGACAGCTATGGGCAAGTATTCACGCTGGCTGAAGCAAAGCACATCCGTGACCTGTATTTTGCCAAGTATTCCAGACTGCTTCCCTGGCACAAGGAGCAAGAGGACTTGTGTGAAATGCAGGGTGGTGTATCCAATATGTTTGGACGGTTTCGCCGCCTCCCTCTCATATACTCCCCCAACAAATGGGAGAGAGCCAGTGCAGCACGCAGAGCTATCAATACCCCAGTTCAGGGTTCTGGTTCTGACCTTTTGATTTCTGCAGTAACTCAAATCAATAAGGAACTCAAAGGCATTGCTTGGATTGGAGCAACTGTTCATGACTCAATCATTGGTGAATGCAGGGTGGAAGACAAGGACTATGTTGATGAAACCATCAGACGGATTATGAAGCACCCAAAGGTGCTGGATGATTTTGGGGTTGAGCTTCTGGTTCCTTTGGATGTAGACATCGGATGGGGCCCATGGGGAACGCATTAAAATTTGTGAAAATTCACGATATGGTGAGCAATCAGAAGAAAAAGTGAGTTATTGGGGCATAATTGAGCAAAACCTTGTGAAAATAGTTTAAAATTACCCCTTTACTTTTGATTGAAGATAGGGTATGATACCAATGTAAGCAGGAGGGAACGCCAGAAGCCCTCCCACAATAAAAATTTTAAGGAGTGTATTACAATGCTGGAAATGAACAAGGGTGATAAGGTTATTCTAAAGGGTTTCACGGGTATCAAGCTGGGTGTGTTCCCGGTTGCGAGCACCACCAAAAAGACCATCACTGTGCTGAAAAAGAATGGTGATGAGATGGTGTTCGACCGCAAGACCGGTAAGCAGGTCAATGTTGAGGAGGGCAAGGAGAAGTATGCCAACAGCATCATCCCTGATGATGGCAGCTTTGTTGCTCCTTCCACGGCTGGTGCCAAGCGCAAGTCCACCAAGAAGGCAGCCAAGGTCAAGACCAAGGTTGAGGATGAGGCTGACGAGGACGATGAGGAGGACGATGAGGACAAGGCCCCCAAGAAGTCCAAGAAGGCAGCCAAGAAGCCTGCAAAGAAGTCTGCCCCCGTTGAGGATGACGAGGACGAGTATGAAGACGATGACGAGGACGATGAGCCCGTCCCTGTCAAGAAGTCCGTAAAGAAGGGCAAGAAAGCTGCCAAGAAGGGCAAGAAAGCAGCTGCGGATGACGACGAGGACGACGATGAGTTTGAGGAAGTTGATGACTGATTGTCATACCCTCTAAACTGAATACGGGTGGGGCAACAGCCCCTCCCTTAATGCGGCTGACTGAGGAGCCTCCCAGCTGAAGTCAACGGTGACAAGCCCGTGTAAACTGCAGAGTCAAGGGACTGTATACCCGGCTCTTGTTTAGGCGCCAGCGAAGAGCAAAGGAAAAGAGTACAGAAGGAAGGAGTTCCCTTGGAGTGCTCCAAGGTAGAGAAGCTACTACAGCCAGGTGCTAAACCAGTCCTGGCATTAAGTTACAATAAACGGGGGTGAGTGAGATACACATCAGCTACTCCAGGGAAAGCTCCTATTTGCGTTGCCCGTATCAGCATTGGCTAAGGTATGTACGAAGATTGGAGAAGAAGAAGCCTGAACGCCCATTGTATTTTGGAACAGACTTTCATAAGCTCCTTGAGCTCCGTAATGACCCTGAAGCCCTGAGAGATGCAAAGGAAACCATCAGAGACACCTACTATGAAATGCCGGCATCTTGGCAGGGAGAGCTGGGTGAGAATTACCTTGATGACCTGTTTAACATTTTCAAGGACTACAGACGGGTGTACAAAGGAGTGAGGCAACCCCAAGTAACAGAGCATGAGTTTGAGCTTGATGTTGGTGATTGTAAGGGTGAGCCCATAATCTTTGTAGGGAAGATTGATGAGCTGTATTTGCTGAAGCACAGTGGTGTAAAGTCCATAACGGTTGGTGAACATAAAACTTTCTCCAATAAGCCTAATATGGACATCTTGGTTATGAACACACAAAAGTGCTTGTATGCGAAAGCAGTCCAATTTTTAAGAGGTATTTTACCCGACAAGGTAAAATGGGATTACATTCGTTCAACACCTGCGGCTGAGCCGATTTGGCTTGAGAAGTCAAAGAGATTCAGTGAGGCAGCATCAACCAAGATTACACCCATGAGCTGGAAAAGGGCCTGCAAAGCACGCGGGATAATTGACCCAGAGGTTATCCAGAAGGGACAAAAGTACAAGTCCAATATCCCTGAGTTTTTCTTCCAAGTTGAGCTGGATATTGACCCGGCTATGGTAGATGTGATTTGGGACGGTTTCTTGTACACGGCAAAGCAGATTATCCGGTTTGGAGACAAGAACAAAACCCGGAATGTAACACGGGACTGTTCCTGGTGTCCGTACCATGATATTTGCTATACAGAAATGACTGGAGGAGATGTACAATATGTCATCGGTAGAGACTTCAAAGAAAGAGAACACTGAGGAGAAAGCTCTGCTGCCCCTCAGGGTCATAATTGAAGACCCAAACACAGGGGATAAATTTGTGACTCATCCCAACTTGTTTGTTGGGGTCTATACCCGTAAAACAGAGGACATGCCTGAAGGAACGGTTGGTATTGGTCAGGTTCTGAAAGGTCACGCCAATACTCTTGAACAGATTTCTGTGGCAAAGGCACTGCAGGAAAAAGTTATCCCCATGCTTCTGGACCAGATTGAGTCCAAATTGACTGGGGAAGGAGGAGAGGATGCCAGAAACTATACCGACAAGTTGAGCGTACTTCTTTCCACTCTCCTGCTGGGTTCTCTGTTTTCAGACGATTAAACAAGGAGGATTCCAATGGCCCTGTTAGACTCAGCAGTTGACATCCAAGAATTGGGTCAACGCAACCTTTGGGTGCTGTATGGGAAGTCAAACAGTGGAAAAACATATGTTGCTTCCACTTTCCCCAAGCCCCTTCTGTACCTTCGGATTGGTGATGATGGTTCCAATACCATTGCTCATGTAGGCAGTATCAGAGCAATACCTATTTCCACGGTCAAAGAGCTCAAAGACATAGCAAAGGAGCTGCTCAAAGACAAGAAGTATGTGACTGTTGTGGCTGACACATTCTCTCTTATTGTCAATGAGTGGACAGACCAGAATGTAATTAGCAAGAACAAAAAGATGACACAGCAGCTTTGGGGTGAGCTCAAGACCGAAACCGAAGAGGTTATCAAGGCCATGCATAAAGTTGCGAAGAACCATATTGTTGTTCTGACCTGTCATGAGAGTACAGACGCAATCGAAGGGATGGAAGATGAGATTGCCCCGGACATCCGCCCCTCTGTGTCAAAGGGTGCCCGCACATATTTGGAAGGTATGGCCAATTATGGTATTCATACCACCAAAATTATAAAAGAAATTACAAAGGGGAACAGCACCAAAGAAGTGGTGAAGTATGCGGCTGACATTGGCCCCAACCCCTATTACTGGACCAAGCTCCAGATTGACCCATCAATCAAAGTCCCCAAACGCATCATCAATCCGACCTATGACAAGTTCATGGAGATTATTGGTGCGGTGGAATAATTTAACAACTACAGGAGGAACCAAGCAATGAGCAGAAAAGTCAAAGTCAACATGGAAGGTGTTGAGAGTTTCACCCGCTGCCCCGAAGGAGAGTGGCTGGCCCGTCTGAAGAAAGCTGAGATGGGTGAAGTGCAGGGTAGTGGTGATGACTGCATCAAGGCACAGTTTGAGGTCATCAAAGGCAGCGCCAAAGGAAATACTGTTTTTGAGACCTTCTCCCTGACCGAAAAGGCCCTGTGGAAGCTGAAAAGTTTCCTGGATGCAGTTGGCATGAAGTCCAATGGCAAGTTGACCCTGGACCTGGACAAGATGGAAGGCAAGGTGTGTATCATCGATGTCATCCATGATGAGTACAATGGCCAGAAGCGGGCCAAGATTTCTTCTTACATCAAGCCCGGTGAGGACGAAGATGATGAGGATGAGGACGACGATGACGAAGATGACGACATCGATGAGGACGATGAGGAGGAAGAAGCCCCCAAGAAGAAGGGCAAAAAGGCTGCTTCCAAGTCTGCTCCTGCCAAGAAGTCCAAGAAGCGTCCTGAGCCGGAAGATGAGGATGAAGACGAAGATGAGGAGGAAGATGAACCTGCTCCTGCCAAGTCTAAGAAGGGCAAGAAAGCTGCCCCTGCCAAGTCCAAGAAGAAAGCCAAGGATGAGGACGATGACGAAGACGATGAGGACGATGATTGGGAAGAGGACGATGACTGAAATGCTATCGACTGGCCCCCATCCGATTTACCATTTTAACTGACAGGCACGAGGGGGCCTCAGCCCCCTCTCCTGATTTTGGAGGTTTACATGGATTTGTATCATATACCGGGTGATACAGGCGGGGACTGGAGACTGGGAAAGTTTGTTGAGTATCAACATGAAGTCCCAAGCATCCATTACCGGGTTATGGGGCACTACATTGTTGACTGGGTACCAGATCGTGATGATGCTGTCATGATGTGTTGGTATATGTCGGCTACATACAATGAAATAACCTGTATGCTGCTACAGGAACTGTTTGATTGGAGAAGCCTGACCCCAAAAACAGTGAAGGACTATTGCCAGAGATTTTGGCAGGAAACTAAACCTGTACTTGACTTTGGGTCATCCCGAAGGTATGCCAAGAATATGGATTGGTTTCCAACCTTGATGGAGGCTTTTATCAGAACCACACACCGTAAACCCTACTCTTGGCTGCGAGGCTTAATTCAGGGTGATCCTGTGGAAGATTACAGACGGGTATTCAGTGCAGTTTCTGCCCTCCCCTACACAGGTAGGTTTGCAGCAGACCTGTTTATGGAGTCAGTCCTGTATTTGGGTGAGTATCTGGGCATAGAACTGACTGAGCCCTCCCTGTTAAACTGGAAAAAGTGCAGCAATCTCACTTCCGGGTTGTTGAATATCTTCTATCGTGATGAGGAAGCAAATGAGTATGACAAGACTGGGAAACTCCCTGTGTCAGAAAAGTTCCTGACCAAGAAACTTGAAACTGTTCAGAGAAAGATTGAAAAGGTTTACCCTGAACAAGACAATGACATCAACCTATTCATTGGGAAAATCTGTAGCTTCAGAAACTTATTCAAAGCAACCCGTTATGGTGGATTTCATCATGACAGAGAGCTGGGTGTGCTGAGAGAGTACGAGCATGTATTGCCTGACTTTCAATACATTTGGGATAGGGCTTTTGACCTCAGAGAACAGATGTTTGATAAGCGGTTTCTTGGAGAGTTCCATGACTGGGATGGAATACGCCCAGAAAGAAAAAAGCTATGGCTGAGAGAGGGGTTGACTGGGGTTGAGTAGAGTGCTGGTCAATGTACGGGGTTGTAACGGGGCTGGGAAGTCTACCATTCCCATGTCCATGATGGATGACCCTGAAATGTATGTACACGAGATTATGGGGAGTGACGGGAAGAAAATAAGTGCCATCACCGTCTTTCCCTCCTATGGCTGGGTTGCCTTGGGAACATACTTCAACAAAACAGGTGGCCTGGATACCCTGAAGAACAATGCAGTTACCAAGCTGACTTTGTTCGCTGCCCTTGATGGGTTTCCTGAGTATGATGTGCTCCTGGAGGGCATTATGGCAAGCACTATTCGCTCAACTTACATTGACTTGTTCCATGAAGTTGAGGACTACTACGGGAAGAAGCAGCTGAAGGTCATCGTGGTGTCCCTTCTCCCACCCGTAGATGTGGCACTGAGCCGTGTTTATAAGCGCAATGGGGGTAAACCCATCAATGAAGCTGCGGTGGCAGGGAAGTGGAAGACTGTGGCAAGAAATGTGGCTGAATTTGCTGATGCTGGGTTCACCTCTATCAAAGTTAATTCCGCCAAGGTTAAAAAGAAGAACATGTTGCCGGCTTTTCTCAAGACCGTGAACAAATACAGGGGGTAACAAGAATGGACAAAGTTCAGATTCATAAGCAGCTGTGTGACAGCATGCATGCTTTGTATGAGAGAAAAAACGCTGACTATGGTGACTCCTTCGCTCAGCTCAGAAAGAGATACCCCAATTTTGTATGTATGAGGTTGTTTGACAAGCTCAACCGTTTAGATACCATCATTCAGCCTGGGTATGAATGCAAGGTGTCTGACGAGAAGATTGAGGACACCCTGATGGACATAGCAAATTATGCCGTCATGGAGCTGACTGAGCGGAGAGCAGAAGGAGGATTCAATGAAGATTGATACCAATTGGCTGGATGAGGCTGTGGCCATTATTTCCAAGGGTACAGCTGACAGGCTCACAAAAGGAAACATTACTGTATACCGGGTGACGAACATCATCCGGATTGATATCAAGGAGGTTTAACATGGTCACCGTATTTGAAGGAAGAACTGTAAATGACGCTTGGCTGGCTGGGTTCAATGCCCTTCAGACTCAGGCTGAGAAAGGATACACCGCTGACTCCAGAGACGGGGGTGTGGTTGGGGAGATTTGCGATGCGGTTTTCTGTATTGAAGACCCCACACGGAACATCGTGAGCAGCCCCATTCGCAAGATGCCTATGCGGTATGCTGTGGGTGAGCTGGCCTGGTATCTTTCTGGATCCAATAAGGTCAAGGACATCTCCCAGTTTGCCAAGAAGTGGGCTGACATCTCTGATGATGGCGAGACAAACAACTCTGCCTATGGTTGGAGAATCTTTGACAAGTTTGGTTTTGACCAGTGGCAGTACGTGAAGGAGCTGCTTTGGAAAGACCCCAGTAGCCGTCAAGCCGTTATCCACATCAAGGATGCAAACAATCAGCCTACCAAAGATGTACCCTGCACGGTGTATCTTCAGTTCTTCATCCGGGATGGAAAACTGAACCTGTCTACCCATATGCGCTCCAATGATATTTGGATGGGTGTACCCTATGATATGTTCAGCTTCTGCTTCCTTCAGATGTTGATGGCTATGCAGCTGGGTGTTGAGATTGGGCATTATACCCATTATGCTGGTTCTCTCCACATGTACGCCAGAGACTATGAAGCAGCCAAGAAAAACATTTCAGCGTTGCCTCAGGCATCTTCTAACTGAGGGTGGGGTGGTATTATGCGGGAAGGGCTTATCAAGTTTCTGATAAAGGTTCTTGATGAGAACAGAGATAAGCTGGTCTGGGAACACCTCTGTTATGCCCCCAAGGGCTTGTATTTGAAGTTTATTGACACCATGGGGATAGAGCGGTTTGAGATGGCTGATTTTGTGTCCAAATGGGCCAAGGAGGACTTCAATATTGACCTCCCCATGACAACCGCCAAGGACATTACCATTCTCCGGGAGCTTGTTCTGGACAAGTACAGTAGCGCATACCCCCATCTGCTGAGGAAGTCTGCTACAGATCACCAAGGCTGGGTCAGGGTTTGGGTATCAACACATATGGAAAGGGATTTACAAAGACAATGATTGAATCTACACAGTACAATGAGAAAGAGCTGTTCCCGCCCATCCTTGCGGTGGACTTTGATGGAACGCTGGTTGAAAACAAGTTCCCTGAGATCGGGGAAGTCAACCCCGTGATTTGGGAAGCGGTATCTGCTTACAAAGCTGCGGGTTGGAAAATCATCTTGTGGAGCTGCCGAACAGAGACTATGCTTCAGGATGCGGTGGACTTCTGCGCATATCGGGGCTTGACCTTTGATGCTGTGAATGAAAACCTTCCTGAAGTTCAGGCATATTATGGCGGTGATACCAGGAAAGTGTTTGCCAATATGTACATCGATGACCGCTCCGCCGCCCTCTTTGTACAGCCGGATGTATCAGAGTTTGCCCCGGTCAATCTGGTATGGGGGTGAGCAGGATGTCTGTAAAACGGTTGTGTGATTGCTGTGGCACGGAAATTGCCGAGGATGATTTCATGGTGCTCAATCTTCTTCCCAAATGGAAAACCCGTGGGTTCAGCTTTGATATACCCTTTGCTACTCCAATGCCCAATCAGGAGTTGTGTGATAGTTGCGCTGCAGAAGTATATGAGCATTATCAGCTGATGAAAGCCAATAAGCAGGGCAAAACCCTGAAGCGGGTGTGTCTCAATTGTGGTCAAGAGAATGACTACGATATTGTTTGTCCGATTTGCGGATTCTCCGCATTCAAATTGACAGAGGGGGATACAAGTGGGGCTTGAATCTACACTTCAAAGCCGTGTACTTGATTATCTCAATCAGCTGCCCGGTTGTAAAGCAGAAAATGTCTCAGGAAATGCTTCACAATCGGGCAGACCTGATATCAATGGATGCTTCCGGGGGAGAATGTTCAAGCTGGAGTTGAAAACCCCTGACCACAGGTACAAGGCCAGTAAAAAGCAACAGCTTGAGTTGAGACGCTGGAAGAATACCGGGTGTGTTGTTGGGGTTATCTACAGTATGGCTATGATTTACAAATTGTTCTCTTTGGACTGGGAAGAATACCCTGGTTATGAAGAAAAGACTGAGGCCAATAATTGCTTGTCATGGTTTGACATTCCTGACTGGGGGTGAGTTCGTGGTTGTACATGGGTTTACAATGAAGACAAAGCCTTGGGAACATCAGCTCAAGGCTTTGGAGTATTTATACCCCAGAGATGCCGCTGCACTGTACACAAAACCAGGAAGTGGCAAAACCAAAATCATGATTGATTTGATTGTCAATAGAGAGTTCAAGAGAGTGTTGGTTGTGGCTCCGAAAAAACCTTGTGATGTTTGGCCCCCTCAAATCAAACTCCATTCAAGTTTGGAGTATGGCAATATAATCCCGCTTCATAAGTTGAATTGGGAAGGAAAGAAAAAAGCCCTTCAGTCGGCTATGAAACAGCCAAAAGACAAGCCCTTGATATTCGTATGTAACTATGAATCGGTTTGGAGAAAACCCCTGGACAAGATGCTATTCTACAAAAAGCTAGGGATTGACTGCGTTATTTGTGATGAAAGCCATAGAATCAAATCGCCCAGTAGCAAATGCTCCAGATTCCTTGCCCGGTTAGGAAAGAGTGTGCCACACCGATACTTGCTCACGGGCACTCCGTTGGCAGAAAACCCCATGGATGTATATGCGCAGTATAGGTTTCTTGACCCGGCGATATTTGGTACCAACTACTATGCATTTTGCGAGGAATACCAGAATGTAGATACAGCACTCAGCTCCAGAGTTGGATTTCCTGTTTTGAACAAGAAGGAACCATACAAAAACCTGGATAGACTAAGGGAGAAAATGTTCAGTTGTGCTTTCTACATGAAGTCAACTGTAAAACTTCCCAAAACAACCCGCATGGTTATCAAAGTTCCTATGGACCAAAAGACTGAGGAAGTGTACAGGGAGCTGGCAAAAGAGGGTGCTGTGGAGCTGGGTGAGGGCTTTATGACAGTGAACAATGTCTTGGCTATGACCATCCGTAAACAACAAGTCACAAGCGGATATCTCCCTATTGAGTATGACGATGGTACAAAAGAGCTGAAAAGAATCAGCACATACAGACGAACATTTCTGTACAACTTTGTGAAAAATCTCCCTGATGAGGAGCCACTGGTCATATTTGCCAAGTTCAGAAAAGACTTGTATGCCATCCGAAAAGTGGCTGAGAAACTGGGATGCGGATATTCTGAGGTGTCCGGTTCAGAAGATACCTTGAAGGATTGGAAGGAAGGCAAAACCCGGATATTGGGTGTTCAGTACACCTCTGGCTCTGAAAGTATAGACTTGACCCGTGCCCACATATGTATCTTTTACACACTGGACCACTCTTTGGGGAAGTATGACCAAGCCAGGAAACGGGTACACCGTCCCGGTCAGGAGAATCCTTGTTTGTACTACCATTTTGTAGCAACCATGTCCACAGGAAAGACTGTTGACCAAGATATACTACAATGCTGGAAGAACAAAGAAGACTATGTCAAAGCTGTAATGAATGGGGCTGAGGCCCACTGAAAAATTTTTCAGAAAACTTTGAAAAATCTCTTGACTTTTGTTTGAGAGCGGAGTATAATCATGATTGTAAGGAAGGTAAAACCACAAACAAACTGAGGAGGAATACAAAATGAAGACCATCTCTGAAATTCGCAGCACTATGAAGCTCCATCACACCGCAAGCCGTAGAGGTTATGAAAGCCGCAAAACTGAGGGTCATGTTGAAGAGTACAAAGGCAGATTTGGAACTGGTTATATCATTGTAACCCCCAGATTTGATACAACCCAGTATGTTAACATTGAGTACTACATTGTATAAAAGACAGCCCCGCCACACGGCGGGGTTTTCTTTTGAAAATTTTTCATCTATTTTCAAAATAATGCTTGACTTTTGATTCAGTTGGTAGTACAATATGATTGTAAAGAGGAAAGCCCCCTGAAGAAAGAACCGGGGGAAGGAACCAAGGCCACTCGCCAAAGGGAAATAGTTCTGAGGGAACGGCGTGGAGCGGGTCAACGGCTTAGATGCGACAGTGAGACCCCGCACATACACTACAGCGACTGAGTAGTGGGAATGGGTGGTACAGTGAGCTGACTTAAAGAGCCGTAGACGGGGGCTGACCTCTTTCTTATGAATGACTTGGAGGAACAAACAATGCTGTATGAGATTTTTGAGGACAATATGCCTCGTCTGCAGAAGAAGCTGGCCCGTATTCAGAAGAAGTGCATTGAATATGGCTGTGAGTTCTCTTACAAAGAGCTGGGTGAGACCTTCAGAAAGGTCAAGGATGAGGAAACTGGCCTGGTACACACTGCCAAGTTCATCACTGTTGATGTTTCTGGAACGGCCCATGTAAATGACTGGGAGTTCATTGCTACCATTGAACACTCCAAGCCCATCAACATCATTCGCTCTTTCCGTCCTGAAGTTGAGATCCCTGAGAACTACTACACCGCTGATACCCGCTGTGATCACTGCAATACCAAGCGCAACCGCAAGGACACCTATCTCATCCGCAATACCGTTACAGGTGAGTTCAAGCAGGTGGGCAAGACTTGCCTGAAGGATTTCACCAAAGGCCTGTCTGCTGAAGCCGTGACTGCTTACGTGTCTTGGTTTGATGAGCTCATCAAAGGTGAGCAGCCCACCCCCGGTTTCAAGCCCTATTACCCTGTGTCTGAAGTTCTTCAGTATGCGGTTGAAGCTGTTCGTCTGTATGGCTACACCAAGACCTATTCTGAGGGTGTCAGTACTCAAACAATTGTCCGTGAGCAGATGTTCCAGCAAGCTGGCTGGGAGGAAAGAGTCAGAGAAGACGGCTTTGATGTTGACCACCGTGGTAATAAGCAGCGTGTTGAGCAGATTTTGACTTGGGTGCCCTCTCTGGCTGATGAGTTTGGATACAACACCAACCTGAAGGCTGTTTGCCATAAGGAGTTCTGTGAAGGCCGGGATTTTGGTTTGATTTGCTCTGCTGTTGCGGTTTACAACCGCGAGATGGAGCGCAAAGCCCGTCAGGAGTTCTCCCACAGAGCGGATGAGAAGTCTGTATGGGTTGGGGCTGAGGGTGACCGCATTGAGCTTCATGACCTCAGTGTGCGTCTCTTGACAGGGTGGGAGACTCAGTTTGGGTATACCTATCTGTACAAGCTCACTGCTCCTGATGGAACCATTTTCACCTGGAAAACCGGAAAGTGGCTGGGGAGTTCTGATGAGATCTCTGACAATGATCGCGTGTCCCTGAAAGGAACGATCAAAGGGCATAATGAGTACAAGGGAGTTATGCAGACTGAGCTCACCCGCTGCCGGGTGATTTAACAGAAATACCAGGCCGGGAGTAGGAAAGAAACCTGCCCCCGGCCCGGATTCGCGAGAGTCTGGCAATCCTCTCAATCTATTTCCTCACGGAAAGAAGGTGGGTGTATAACTACCACCCCAGGAATAAAAACACCGCTGCAGCCATTCTACGATGGAAAAGTGCCCCCAGCCTGAAACCGGGGGCACTCCCTTATTGGGTCTGCTGAACCTTTTCTTTGAGGATAATGCGCTGGAGAGAATCATCCCATGCATAGATGTCGTGGTCAGGCCAGGGTCGCTCCACGGGAACATACTTGTTTGGGCCAATCTTCATAAACAGCTGGGGTTGTTTTAACAAGTGCTGACCCCGATGTTTTTGAGCTTTCCCTTGTATTTCTTGTGGTAGCTGTCCTGAAGTTCAGCGATGTAGTCTGCACTGTACTCAACAGACTCCAATTCAATGCACAGCCGTTCCAGGCGTTTGAGCTCCATGTCAACATCCTTTACCAGCTCATTGACCCTGTTGAAGTCTGCAATCTTCTGCCATGCCATCAGGTATGCGGCACACTTCTCGTACAGTTCCTTGGTGCCACATTCCCATTCCTTGTATTGCTCCATGGCTCTCTGAACAGCCTGTTTGCGAACAGCCAGGGTGACATCCATGCGGTTGTACTGATACCAGTCATCCGGGGCAACATCAACAGGGTTGATTTCCTCATCGGGAAGAAGCATACCATGATGATTGAGGTAATACCTTTTGAGAGCACGATGTTCAGCAGATTCAGCAAAATACTGATATTCATGCATTCGCTTGAACCCTCTCAGTCCAAGGAAGTCGAACAAATCTGCCATCTCGTCATGAAACATGAGAGCGGTAATCTGTCTTGTATTGATGACACTGAAGACATCTTTACAATTTTTGGGCTCATAATCCATGAATACGGATTTGGACTTTGACACTTTCAGTCCTCCTTTTCTTGTAGTTTGTTCAAGAGAAAGTTCAATTTCTCATCTTGTTCTTTGAGGTGATTGTGTATGTCCAACACAGCCTCATTTACGGTTTCTTGTAGTTGACTTTGACCCACATTCTCAGAATAGTTGGCCAACCCAACAAGAAAAGACACAATTGCTATTGCATCCAGAATTGAGAATTGTTCCCCTTGGTTGCTCATGCCAGTTTCACAGCTCCCACACAAGTGTGATTCACCGTACCTGCAACACCACTGATGTCCAGTGTGATGAGAGGATGGTTCACGCAGCAGGTAGTCAAGCACAGGTCAGTTTCGATGTGGCTTGTGTACACATCCCCAGCCGCTACGGTTTGCTGAGCAATAGCGCAGGGAAGGGCAACCCCATCTTTGTACAGCTGAAGGATGGCTACGCCCGCAGCGGTTGGAGTATAGGTGACATCAGCGGAAAGATGATACAGACCAGACTTGTTAACCCGGATGCTTGCCGTGTTCAGGGTCAGAGAGCATCCGCTGTTTACAACAGGAGTTCCTTCCAGATTCAGAGGGGTCAGAGCAGCCGTGAAAGCCTGAGCGGTGTTGTTGTATACCCGGATACAAGATTTTGCATACTGATTATTCATACAAAAGCTCCTTTCATAGATAAAGGGGGAGAGCAGCGTGCCCTCCCCCCTTCAAGTTGGGCATAAGTATATGCCAGTGTTCAGATGTTAGCAGCCGCAGCCGTTGCCGCAACCACAAACCCCATAGCCATTCGCTGCAGTATAGGGGCTGCAGGTGACATAGCTAGGAATGGGGAAGGGACGCACCGCATTGATGATGGTCTGCGTCTGAGAGAAGTTGCCCAACTGGAGCTGAGCCGCCTGCAGGTTGTCACGCAGCTCCTGGATAGTGTTCTGAGTCATCAGAGCACGAGTGGCATCGCCGTCAGCCTTGATGGCATTGACAATGTCGCAGGTGTTGCGTGCGTTCTCATAGCGTACCGCATCAATGTTTCGGTTGGTTTCGCAGCAGCACTGCTGAGCAGCAAAACGGCTCTCAGCGATGTTGCTGTTCACGCCGTTGAAGCCCTGGCACAGCTGGTTCTGAATTCCATTCATGCCCTGCAGCATGGTAGTGTTCTGAGCATAAAAGCCATCACACAGACCATTCTGGATGCCGCGCACAGCATGATCCAGCTGGCTGTAGTTCAGGCCGTCATACAGCTCAGCACGAGTCAGAGCACCCTGAGCCGCTGCGTTGTTGCCAAAGCCAAAGCCACCGCCACCCCAGGCAAGCAGGAAGAACAGGAAGAACACCCAGATCCAGGTACTACTGCCACCTCCAAACATGCCATCGTTGTCTTTGTTCTGAAGAGCCAGAGCATCAGCAACAGACAGACCGCTACCAGATTCCATACCCATACAATTGTCCTCCTTGTAATAGATTTATTTCACCCCAGGAAACTGGGATTGAAACTGAGCCCAAGCATCATCAAAGCTGATGCCACGCTGTTTACAGAGGTTTTCACAAGTCTGCTTTAGTTCCTCTGGGGATTTCCCCTGAGCCATCTGTTGAGCCTGTCGAAACATTGGATTGGCATTTAGCTGACTCATCATGAGGTTCATAGGATTCAGACCTTTGCCCCCATTCATAAGCATGCCCATCATCTGCATTGGATTGAAACCCATCACTTGTTTCCTCCTTTGCCGTTATGCACGGGCAACCTCTGCTCTAGCCCGTTGAATCTCTGGTGGATTTCTATAAGTTTCTGGTTCAGGTCATCCTTCTTCACATACTCACTCATATCCTGACCACTGACCCCAGCAGAAGTGGGATTCTGACCATTTCCAGGTTGTCCCCCGGATTCTAGGGAGTATTTCAGGAAGATAATGTTGCCATCCAGCCCCAGCTGCTTTGTATAGATTTTTCCATGAGCCTTGTCCGGGAATACGAACAATGACCCATCAAAATCAATCATAGCAGCATTTGCTTCTTCCTCATTGGAAACAGGCCGCCCTTTGAGAATAGGAGCAGCGGGAGCTGCTTGCTGAGGATTGGGTGTATAATTCCCAGGCTGCGGATAACCCATAGCAGGGTTGGCAGCAAACTGTGGATACTGGGATTCCATTATTTGGAGCCTTTGCTGAGCAGTCTGCATAGCCGGGTTGGGGTAGTAGGTCGGTTGACCATACATGATGCTTTACCTCCTGTAATTGAATTGTAAGGCCCATCCCCCTTACAATTCAATTATACTATACTAGCAAATGGCAGAAGTATACAGAAAGGATCTCGAAAGTATCCCTAAAAGGTAAAGAAAACCCCCGCACCACAGTAGCAGTGCGGGGGTTTCCTCAAAAGAGTTTATTCAGTTTGGAAAGTGCTTTTGCGTGTCGTTTCTTGATTGTGACTTCCGCATAACCCAAGGTGTCTCCAATGTATCGGAAATCTTTTCCCTTGAGGTAGTGCAAACGCAAGATTTCCTTGTCTTCATCAGTCAATGTTGACCGTTCTAACAAGTCATCAAACCGGGATACATCAGGGATGTCCTTGAGCTTTCTTCTGGTGTCAAGATGAACGCTCAATCTTTACATCCCTCACTTTGATCTATACCTCCCACAAGTAGGGCAACGGGATAGACCCCCACGGTGACCAGAACCGATATGGGTTTTACCCGATGGGTTGGAGTGAGTCACTGTTGATCCCTTGCTCTTGCTGCTGGATGTTCGTGTCCTGGTTACTGTTCTTGTGGTTGTCACTGTTTGTTTCGCCATTTGGTGTTACCTCCTCAAAGTTCCCTTGGATGTAGTCGGCATTTTCTCCAGCTTGATACACATTGTTACCTGAGCCCTCTCCTGTATCTTGAGTGACTGTAGTTGCGGTTGTACTATTGTATTCCCACCCACTCTCATACCAGGTGAAAATTCCTGCAATAGCGATGTTGACCAGGAGGCTGATGATGAGGATAATCCTCAACCAAAAGTCTTCCCGCCTTTTGGATTCAAGCATGGTTATAACAATTCGGTTGAGTGCCACGCTCTGGTCCAGTGCATCCTCCTCTTTGTGAAGGGCATCCAGTTCCTGGATTGGAGTATCTGGTTTCATTGTTATGCACCTCTGTCCTTTATGTGGTTTAGGGTTTCCATGATAGTAATTAGAGCTTGTGTATTGGCATCAGATGCATGCATCATATTGAACAAAGTTTTGATTTGTTCCTCATGAGAGTTGACAAGGAGCGCAAGAGATTGTTGGCTTGACGTCAAGCCCTTCACATCTGATTTCAACTCCTCAATGCCCTCGATTGCTTGGTTGATTTTCTGGACTACAACGCCATCACCCTTGGCTCGTCCATTCATACCAACGACAAATGTGAGAATACCTATCAAACAAGCCACAATACTACATACAAACAGTATGTAGTCCATTAGTTGAGACCCTCCTTTCACTTTCTATTATACTCCCGTTCGGTAGTAGAAGTCAAGCAGGAATTTTTACAACTTGGGGGGGGGAGGTTTTGACTACCACTTAAAAAATCCCTACATATGCAAAAGTACCTCCCAGGGTATCTAGCTGATTGGCCGGATGAGAATCGGTTGACCTATAATACCAAGATACTGTATTGCCAGAAATGCTAACCACCAGATCTGACATCGTTCCTTCCACCCAAGAAAGCCCGGTGGAAGCAGACGGGGTGATAAGTAGCAACCCCCATCTTACAAGAGCACGATCCGCTTGTTTGATAAATACAACTTTTGGAGCTCCATTTACGAATGTGATTGTATTTGGAGAATCTGCGCCAGTTCGACCTTGTCCTTGGTATGTACCAGCCTCGCTCGGGTAGCCCCAATAAGGTGCACCAGAAGTGTTTTGCTTAAGAAATGCCCCAGCTTGCGGGGGGAATGCGAGTTGAGCAAGAGTTGTTGCTGCTGATGGGTAGATGAGTCTATTTGCCGACCAGGATGATTTACCAGTACCACCTTTTGCAACAGACAGGATAAGCTTATTATAAAGGTTGTCCCACCAGCTTTTTACTTTGGCCGGAGTCATCCATTTGGTGTCATCAGTCCCAGCTTGAGCTTGAGCCGTACTGGCCTTGTCAGATATGTTTACTTTGTTAGTTTCCAAGGCTGTAATTCGGCGTTGAAGATTTGCTGCTACATTCTCATCGAGCTGTAGTTGAAGATCAGAAAACCAAGTTTGAAACGCATCATCATATTGAGCAAACAAGCCCTCAGTATCAATTTGGTCAATTGTTCCAGCAACAATACCGCAGCGGGAAGTATTCTGCCGCATATCAATGATACTGGACTGAGAAATGCTTGCCATACCAGCGCTCACAGTAATCTGTGCAAGTTCAAGCTCATACAAGTCCTTGTCCCTTTGAAGAGAAACCGAAGACGGGCTGGCTGATACTGCACCCGATTTGATATACAGCTGAATTTTGCGGTCAACATAGTTCAAACCCATAATGACAGAATCAATACGGGACAAACTGGAATTGGCAGTAGGAACTGTTAGCTGCTCCGGGACATTGTCCTCAACTGTAATGTAGTACCCATTTATCCATCCGCTGCCCGGCTGAACGCTCACGTGCATATCCGGGTTGGAAGAGGCTTTTACCTGCATACCTGTAGATGGGTCAGGGAAAACACCATTTTTCACCAACAGGCTGAAGTAGTGGGCAAAGGATGATGCGCTGTAAACCCGGTCATAATCCCCACCGCCTTGGTCTACAGCATCAAAAAATCCGCTTGTGTATGACATTGTTATGTCCTCCTTCTTAGTTTATTTGCAAGGGTTGGCTGTTCGTATCCAAATGTGATGTCCAGCCGTTCTCCATCTTCATCAAAGGTTCTCATTACCTCTGTGATTACAGCGTTCGCTCTGACTTTGAATCTGCTGTCATACACAGTGACTTTGTCCCCCAAGAAGAAGTCCACTCCATACTCATACCCGGTCACACCAAATGTTCTCAGAGTAGCAGAGAATGACTCAATATCCTTGTAATCTTCCAAGGAGGTTTTTCCACGTTCAACTAGCATAGAGTTGTACTCAGTTTCTGGTATCGTGGTCCCATCTGTTTTCTCACTCTGCAAATCTCTTGCATCAACAAACAGTTCCCTTCGGAAAAGTCCTGTTGTTGAACCAACGGTTTGAGTTTTCCGTGATGTTCCACTGTCTTCCCCAGCGACGTATGCAAAATTTCTTAGCTCAGACTTGTTATGTGAGTAGGTCGATTCAAGGATGTCATCAAGGTCGGACGAAAACAACACCGGGTTGACCTCAGATTGGTCTAATGTTCTGTCTGTACCCTGGTACACTCGGAAAACGAATTTGGTTTGTCTGGGGAAGAACTGAAGTCTGAACCCCAGAGAATTGGCCTCACAGAGTTTTGAGGATTCCAGCAAAACAGTGTCGCCCGTTTTCTGGTAAGAAACCGATGGACCATAGGCAACTTGGTCAGAAGCCAGCTCAATCAATGGAATTTTCCGGGCTGTGTCTGTCGGGTTTATCAGGTTGTCATTCACATGTTTGCGAAGTATGCTACTGATTTTTCCTGTCATAATCACAGTTGGGTAAATCGTCCTGTAATCAAGATAGCTTTCAGCCAAACGGCCTTGAATATGAATTGTCTTGGTCCCATCTTCATCGCTGGTCAATTCTTTGAACTCAATGACACCAGCGGATTCTCCACCAATCCACAACAAGTTGTCCTCTTTCAACAGCTCTGCGTTTTGGTCATTTAAGGGGCACCACAGCTCAAAGTTTCCTGCATCAGAGAACTTTTCCAACCAAGTCAACCCTGTGACCACATCGATGACCCCTAGAGGGGTGATGGAGCTGTCAAACACATACAAATCAAGCCCCATCACTGCACCTCCAGGTATCTGGGCAAGAAGGAGATGAGCACCTCCAGCCCGGCCACATTGTTATCAGCATCATACTTGAGGGTGTTTTCTCCAGTATGAAGCTGAAGCCAAGTGGAATCAAAATCCATGTACTTGAAATAGTTGTATTCCACACCATTGACGATTCCTTTGATGTACTTCTCACCACTTCCCGTAGAAATGACAATCTGTTCACCAGCGGACATAGTCTTGTTAACCTTAATGAATTCTCTGGTATCTACATTCAACAAGCTGGGGTTTGTAACGGTGCTTGTACAGGAGAATGTAACCAGCAACCCAGTGTCAATATCCCCTCCATTGTTGAGTGTGGCCAACAACGAAGGTTCACGCAGCCCCATAAGGATTCCAGTGCCCTGAGGAATAACCAAAGGAAACCGAAACTTGGGAATAGTGGATGCAATCAAAGCGGACTGTTTATCTTTTGTGGTAAACATTGGGTCAGCACAGGTTCCTTGAATGAGGAACTTGCACAATACCTCATTGTTTTCCTCATAGGACACAGAGTACTTTACAGAGTAGTCAGGCTTGAATGAAAGTTTGTACTTTTCCTGAACAATCGCATCAATCGGATGTAGGGGGTTCACCAGACGGTTCAAAGTCTTTTTGTTTTCCCTGAGCTCATCATAGGTATCTCCAATCACCCAACCGCTGATTGCCACAGTCCTTTGTTCGAGCGTTGTACTGTCGATATAAACCCCTACTTGACTCACATATTTGTAGCTGTGATGAGTCCCTTCCACAGTTCCAAGGTCTGCTTCATCAAGTACAAGGTGACTATCATCTTTGTCCAATAACACGGACTGGAGAGTGACCGTGTTTGTAAGTATCAAGGATTCAATCATGATTCACCCTCCTTTACGCGATACCCATAGAAATTTGTTGAGATGTCTGCTTGAGCTTCTTTGCGGCGACAGTGGGTGTAACAGCAACAGGGCTGTTGAACACGTAGGTGTTACCGGATTGCTGGCTTGTTCTTCCTGCCGAATCCCAAGCTGAGAGTTTGCTTCCAGAGGATTTTGCAGCGTTACTGCTAGAAAGGGAAAGGGCATTGTTGCTAACAGAAAGCGTTTTGGCAACTGAGGCTGCAGTTTGAATAGCTTGAAGATCTCGCAGTGCTGTAATCTGTTGTTTTATACTTTCTGTAACCCTGTCATAGGCAGCCTTTTGGCTATCCATAACAGCAATAACAGAAGTACTCTGTCCAATCAAGGTTTTATACAAGTCAGTATTCATCAGCTGAGCTACTTGAGAAACAAGGGATTCCAGCTTTGTGATTAACGTATCAGCCATTTCCATGACCGCAGACATAACCACATTAGAAGAATCTGACACACCCCCTGCCAAGCCCTGCATGAGCATATTGCCCATTTTTGCTGTTGCTTTGGATGGAGAATGGATATCAAATGCATCTCTGAAACCGCTCAGAATACTTCCAGCAACACTCTTGACCTTGTCTACAACAGCCCCCACTGCGCTTGAGATACCATCAGCCAAGCCCCTCAGAAGGTTTTTACCAATCTCAAGCATCTTTCCGGGGAGTTCCTCAAAGAAACTTATGATTGTATGGATGACATTTGGGATAGCAGTTCGAGCCCAGCTTATGATGTCTGAACCCCACTGTTTAATTTTGGCGATTGCATTCAACAGGGCATTCCAGATCCGCTCAGGCAGCTGAAGGAAAAAGTTCACAACTGTGTCGACGATTTGAGGGCCTACAGTCAAGGCTGTTTCCTTGGCCTGAACAACCCAGTTTGCAAAGTTGGTAGCGATCTGAACAAGAAAATCCCAGATTTTACCCGGCAACTGGCTGAAGAAGTTTACAATGGCATCGATGACCAGGGGGCCGACTTCTGCGGCTTTTTCAGCCAAGCTCACAACCCAGTTCGCCAGTGTACCAATCGCAAAGCCAATAGCATAGCCAATCCGTTCAGGAAGCCCCGTGAACCACTGTACAAGCTCATTGATTTTCTCAGGTATGACAACAGTAAAGAAATTGGATATGTTATCAGCCAGAGTCTGGAACCAAGCAACTACAGCGTCAATGGCTCCAGGAATGGTAACTGTAAAGAAAGTTACAAGGGCATTTACAACACTGCTGATGACTTCCTTGATTTGAGCCCAGGCCGTGTTGACAAAGTTTCTGAATGTCTCATTTTTGTTGTAGAGAGTAACCAGAGCGGCTACCAGCCCTGCGATTGCTACAATGACAATTCCAACCGGATTTGCTGCCATAACAGCATTCAGAGCTGCAAAAGCAGGTTTCAGTAAATTCACAACCTTAATGATGTCAGTCACAGCAGTTATGAGTTTTCCAATAATGAGAAGGGCTGGTCCAATGGCTGCTACAACCATTGCGATTGTTACAACCAGCTGCTTTTGGCCATCAGTTAGTCCATTCAGCCAGCTCAAGAAGTCTTGAAGAGATTCAGCAACTTTCTTCACAGCCGGGAGAAGAATGTTGCCAAAGCTGATAGCGATACCTTCCAGGGTGGACTTGAGGATGGTTAGCTGACCCCCCAAGTTGTCCATCATAACATCAGCTACATTCTGGGCTGCTCCACTGGAGTTATTGATTGCTTCAGTCAGGTTGTCGAAGTCAGTCTGAGAAGAATTAACGATGGCCAACAGACCAGACATACCTTCCTTGCCGGCAATACCTGCCGCATACTCCGCTTTTTCAGCTTCTGTCAAGCCATTGAACCCATCTCTCATCTCATTGAGGAGCTGATTTAGGGGCTTTACATTCCCGGCTGAGTCAGTCAAGGAGATGTTCAGTTTGTCCATATAAGCCTGGACTTGGTCGGTGGGTTTGGCAAGGTTGGTCAACACATTCTTCAAGGATGTACCAGCCTGAGAGCCTTTGATACCGGAATTGGCCATCAGACCGATGGCAACAGAAGTATCTTCAATGCTGTACCCCAGAGCACCAGCAACAGGGGCTACATATTTGAATGTTTCACCCATAAGGGCCACACTTGTGTTGGAACGGTTGGCTGTCTGAGCCAGAACATCAGCGAAACGGGTGGACTGGTCTGCGGAAAGACCAAAAGCGGTCATTGCATCTGTAACGATATCAGAGGTGCTGGCGAGATCTTCACCAGAGGCCGCAGCAAGCTGCATAACACCATTGATACCATTCAGCATAGCCTCGGTGTCCCAACCCGCCATTGCCATGTATTTCAGGGCCGCAGCGGATTCACTGGCGCTAAACTTTGTGGTTGCACCCATTTCTTGAGCTTTGTCTGTCAGTGCTTGGAGCTCATCCCCGGATGCACCAGAGATAGCTGCCACCTCAGACATTGCACTCTCAAACTTGGCTGCTACACCTGCAACTGCGGCACCTGCGCCAGCAATTGGGACAGTGAGGTTTTTGGTCATAGCTGACCCAGCGCCTTGGAATGCTGAGCCAAGTGCGCCCAACTTGGTTGTCGCAGTTGCAGAATTATCGTTGAATGTTCGGAGGTCTTGCAGAGCGGACTTGAAACCCCGTTGAAACCCGGATGTATCCAAATCCAGATACCCTACTGCTTGACCTACATTAATGGACACTGGGCTCACCCCCTCTTGTAGCTATCATACATCTCAGTGAAGCTCCTGTATTTGGTCTTGAATCTGGGGCTGTCCCCAGATTCAATTCTTGCTTGGATGTATGCACAGGCTTCATTTAGGCAATAACCCGTGTACTCATCTTCAATAGCCAGAAGCTCACTGGGCGTCCTGTTGTACAGGCTGCTCATCCTCAGAAGTTCCATCACCCGTGAGCTGGCTACGAAAGCTGCCCAGGGCGGTCACCCCCCTCTGAGTATAATTGAACACAAACATCAGCTGGTCATCCGTGAGAGTGACACCGGCATCCTTCATCTGAGCATAGGTGGGCTCAACAAAGCATGCTTCACAGATAGCATCCAGGACATCGAACAGATTGCTCATGGCCTGATCATCTTCAGTGTCAAGGCTCCCCTTGGAGAACAGCTCACTGGCCGTGGCGATGAGAGCATTGGGGATTTTACCAGCCCGGACAAGGGCCAGCATGGAAGGTCGCTTCAGACGGGCCACAAAAGGCTGACCCTCAGCAAACGGGGGCAGCTCAATAAGTGTGCCTTGACTTGCTTTTACAAGGTCATCAATGGGAGTGACAACCAGCCCATTCTGATTATACATATTGCCTTTTCCTCCTTCTTGTTATCAGCTCACGCTGGGCAAAGTCTGCACATAATGAATATCATACGGGGATTCATCCTTCTTGGGTGCAGAGTTGATAGTGTACTCAGGAGCACGGAAAGCTCCGTCCTCAGAGCCAAATGCCACAGGAACACCCTGGCAGTTGGGATAGGTAATCTGTTCATACTGAACAATCTGACCGCTGGCGTCATACTGAGCAGAGTAGGCATGGAGCTTGAACACCTCGCCCTTCTCCCCGCTGCCGACAGTGGGCGGCGTATAGGAACTCACGCCAAAAGCGGTTTCCTCAGTGCCTTCAGTGGTTTTTTCAGCACTGGTCCAGTACTTGATAGTGCCACCCTGCAGGATTTTGACCAACTCAGGAGCAAACACATTGTCGGTCAGAGTAATCTTGTTACCAGTGATAGTGCTCACTGCAGGCTTCTGAGCCTTCAGCTTGCCCTTGATGACCAGCTTGACCGCATCTTCCTCCTCAATCTGGGGCTCAACCCCGATCTGAGAGGCCGTATCCAGAGCATAGGACTTGGTGGCAGTTTCAACCACAACCATGACTACATCAATGGTCGGGATTTCAGTGATTGCTTTGGGAGTAACAGCCATTGTTACATACCTCCTTGTTAATTTTTACGGTTATTTCTGTACTGTACGCTAATCATGTGCCCTTTAACTGTATCATCCAGGAAGGAGGCTGTCTGGAAGTAAACCGGGATGATGGCCGGGTACAATCCTTTCATCGCCTCTTTCACCTTCTCCACATAGGGTTCAAGGGTGCTGAACTGATCTTTGGGTACATAACACATCACATCATACAGAGCTTGGGAGCTGGAAAAGCTGGAGAGCGGATTCAAGCCGGCATCCTTCAAGACAACATATGGGCTTGTGCATTCACCCTGGTGCTGACCGGGGCTATACACATCCAGTCCGCTTGCTTTCAGATGCTTGTAGATGTTCTGCCACTGGCTCATACCTTCCCCAACCTTTCCATAAGTCTTTCAAACCCAGGCATAATTTCAAATGCTCCCACGTATTCGATTGCCTGGGGAATAATGCTGAATCGTTTTTCGTTGGCCAGCTCCAACCAGATACCATAGTCAACTCCGTGGGCCAAGTAGATTCTGTAGCCTGTTTCAGACTTGCCTACATATCCAGTGAGCCTCTGCCGGGCATGACCAGTTCGGTCTGTCCAACGGCGGTTTTCTTTGGCAAAGTTTTCAAGCTGGCGTGCTCCTTGTTCGGCATACATACGGATGGCCAAATCAGCTTTGTCCTGAGCCCCAATGAGCCCATTGGCCAGTTTGCTGATATCAAGTCGAAACCCGTTGGCCATTCGTCTGCACCTCCTCAAGAGAAATGTCACCGACAATATTGACCTCAGAGATGTTTTTGACCTCTCCCACCTTGTAGGTTTTCCCATTGAAGGAAAGCTCATCAGTGTGTAGGATTTTCTGAGCATCTTCCCACAGACACAGAATCATGGGGGAAGGTTTCTGCCGGATTGTAGTGGATTCAGTTGCAGTCTTGGACAAGAAACTTGTAGTTTCGTGATATACCCCTACAATATCAACAGATTCGGTCTGTCCGTTGGGTTCACCAAACTCGTTTGTTTCTTTCCTCTGAAAACTGAAGTGCTGCCCTTGAGTATTGATGAGACGGCGCACTTTGTTCAGTTGAAAAGATACAGCATCCACATCAATACCCTCCTTGTAGCACGCCAGAATTGTAAGGCCGATACTTTGCCGCAAGTCTGCGGAAGTACTTGGAGCTGTCCCCGGCACTGAGGCCGGACACGGAGAGGGTTGTGTCCTCAGCTTTGATGAGCAGACACTGGTATGCCGTGGCATTGTAGTCCCCGCCATTCTCTTTGAGGTAGAAGTTCAGCTGTTCATCGGTAAAGAACGGCACATCAGCCTCTCTGAGCACAAGTTTGAGTTCTTCCATGCTGCTCATGATTTTGCCTCCTTTACTTCTTCAGGTGTTCCCGGATGAGGGCACGCAGCTCCTTTTTGGAGCGGATGCCATCGTGGTCCAGTTCCAGCTGGTCGGCGTACTCATTGAGCTGGTCAAAGCTCATCTCACCCAGAGGGATTTCCGACAGGTCAACATCGTCCTCGGTGTCGTCATCGTCATCCTCGTCTTCGTCCTTCGGGGCATCGATGTCCTGCCGCAATTCCTGCTGAGAGGAATGGCCGGGGTGGCCAGTTTCGGGGGTGGGGTGGGTAGTTACCACCCCGGCCTCCTCGTGGCCATCCTCACCATCTACGGCGTGGAAACCGTTAGGCTCATAGAAGGACTTGAACGCGCCCTTTGTAACCATGAGGGTTACAGTCCCATTAGTGACCTGGAGCATGTTCTTGTACCCCCTTTACTCAGGATGCAATGACATCCAGGATGTACACGCTGTCCGCAGCCTCAAAGGAAGGCAGGCAAATCATGGTCACCTTAGTTTCCACATTCACCGGGTCAGCCTTTTCAATGGTGGTTACAGCCACACCCACATCAGTGAGGGAGACATTGGCCACCTTGCCACCCATCAGATCGGATTCTTCCGGGGTGGTGCCGAACCAGGTGGTGCCCAGATTACCCGCAGGGAACAGAACCACAGTGTCATCAGGAACAAACTGAGTAGCAGTGCCGGCATCGTTTTTGTAACGCTTGCCATACACAATCAGCTCCAGACCCAGCTCATCCATCAGATACTGGCTCAGGCGGGCATCAGACAGGGCAGACACCTGACCGTTGGACAGGACAAAGATGGACTTGATGATTTTCTCGTTTTTGCGCAGATAACCCCAAGTCTTGCGGGTGCAGACACCGCGGGTGGGACGGATGCCAGTGTCATCCTCAATCTTGTCCATGGCAGTGCGCATATCCTCGATGGGATCGGAAGTCGTGGTGCTCCAAGAAGTGGTCACCTCAGACTTGTGGTCAGCGGGCATGCCATAGTCATAATTGTAAGCCTGGCCATTGGCCGTGATGGCGATAGCACCAGTGGTCAGGGCCATCATGCGCATTTCCTCACGGCGGGCACGAGCACCTTCCAGCAGGTGAGTCTCATCGGCAAACACCCGGCGCACAACAGCGTCAATGTAAGCCTGATTGCCGGTTTCCAGCACCATGTTCAGCTCCTGGCGCAGTTCCTCATCCACATAGGTGGATTCTTTGAAGAACGGCATCTGAGTGGACAGTTTGTCGAAACCGATGCGGGCACGGGGAACAGCGCCAGCATCAAAGGCAGAGGGCTTCAGAACAACGGGCAGACCGTTGGCGCCCTTGATCCAATCCAGCTTCAGGCCCAGCTTCTTGTCGGCGGGGAACAGTTCCTCACCCAGATACGGGGGCATGTCCTGGATATGTTCTTCCCAGTAGGAAGTCAGCTCAGGGGCTTTGATGAGGTCAAAGATAGACATATATTGTTTCCTCCTTTTCTACAGTTGTGTTGGTTAGTCCTTCAGGAACCAGACCTTACCAGCCAGCTCGGTCTTGCGGCTGTCGGTAATCTTAGCCGCAGTGGTAGAATCCACACGGGACAGATTCACGAAACCCCAAATGAGCAGGGTGGCATTGGCGGCGTCATCAGTGACATCCACATCGTGGAGCAGGATGCCCACGGCGGGCTTGGCATCGCCAGCACTGCCAGTGGAATCATCCGCAGCGGCAACGAAAGCTGTGCCACGAGCCGTTAGGTCACCGTTCAGGGGAGTGCCAGCCTTCACAATCTTGCGGCCATTCTCGGTGACCGCACCTGCGAAGTTCTTGGCCAGCTTGATGCCCACAGACATCTGATTCTGCACATTGAACAGAATCTGAACCGGGGCAGCGCCAGTAGTTTTCTTGATACCAGACTGATTGAGCATGTTGTTTTCCTCCTTATGTTGTTAGTTTTTGAAATAAGAACTTTTGGCTGTGGGCTTGTTGACCTTTGCCAGTCTCTGACCCAGGCCTTCAGTCCCAGCCGGGGGCTTGCGGGGCGGATTGTTGGAACGGCCAGTGCCGGAACCACCAGAGGTTTCTGCGAAAAAAGACGGATATTTGGTCTTGAATTCCTCCATGACCTTCTCCACAGGCATAGTTTCGGAAACTTTGGACTGAGCCAGGACGATGACATCATCCAAAAACTCAGGGTTGACTCCAGCAGCCAGTGCAGCCACCTTCATCTCCAGCTTGGCTGCCTTGGTCTCAGCCTCAGCCTTTGCGGTCTCAGCCGCAGCCTTGGCTTCAGCATCCAGCTGTGCCTGGGTTTTACCCGCATCAAGGGTGGCTTTGATGTTCTTCATGGTGTCCTTGAAATTCTTGTCGTCCTTGATGTCAAACCCCAGTTCTTTGAGAATTGCCTGACGGGCAGTGCGCTTCTCGTTGGCCATCATGGAGTTTAGCTGCTCCTGCGTGTAAGTTTTCCCAGAAGTAGGTTCAGCCGGGGGCTCAGCGGGAGCTGCGGAAGGTGCGAGGGGCTCAGTGGTGGGTGTAGTGGGTGTCGTTGCGTCTTTGATGGGTTCTGCCATTGTTCGTTCCTCCTTATGATATCCATGCTCACCGTGCATGGTAACGGTAATCCAGTTGAATTGTATCACCCTCAGACTGGTAAAGGGCACCATTAAACTTCTCCGCCAACTGATGGCGTTTGAAGTCTAATTTCCGATTTAGTTCTGTATACTTCCCTTGAAGCTTCCGGGGGATGGGCTTCTGTTTCCCGTAAAACTTCATGCGGCGCACCATGCAACCCTTGAGCTCATGGAGAATGGGAAGTGTTTCTGCGTCATCCATGATAACAGGGTATCTTTTTCCGCAGCTAGGGCAACACAGATAGGTCAGGACAACATCATGGGTTAGACCGTCTTTCTCAAGTGTGACATTCTCCTCCTTGAGTGTGTCCCGGCTGACCTGAAACTGTTGGTGACAAAGGTCACAAACCGTATTGTTGTCAGGCAGAATGTTCTTCATAGGTTTACTCCTTCTTTTTCAGCTTTTGCATAATCGGCAAGGAACTCATAAAATGCTTTTTTCACTTGTTCGGGAGCAGTGTCTTTCACTTTCCAGTCACCAAAGTCGAACTCTATGTACTCTTCTGTTAGGAAAGGCAAATCTTTTGAAGATAGCATCACTCTACACCTCCAAGAAGGATTTCAATTTGTTTTCCAAGTGACACTGCTGCTTTACTTGGATTTTCACTTGTTATGTACTCCGAAAACAGCTCTGCAAAGCACTCTCTCTCATTCTTTGATGCATAGGTGCTGATTTTCAGTTTCACCTGGTTCTCTTTGATTCCCCCTGCTTTCAGAGCTTTCTTTACAACATCAGAAGATATTGTATCTTTCCCTAGGCTTCTTCCAATGTACCCATCCAAGGCATGACCAAACTCGTGAGCAATTATTCCTGTGGCATTTGTACCCTCCGGGTGAAGCCCTATGAATATATCATACTTGTAAGATTTTTTGACCTTGTCCCAATCAGAAAAATATGCTTTGCTCAGGCTTATACCACCATCTGTAGTTGTCCTGCAGTTTGCATACACTCCTTTTCTCAGCTCCTTCACTTCTGGAGCAGGGAATTTTCCTACCAGTGATGGGTATCTTTTAAACAGGGTATCATACATTTCTCCTACTGCTCTTGCGCTTTCTACATCGCAACCTCTCATGTAGGTTTTCGTCTTGAACCATTTTGATTCATTGAATACCTTGTCTATGTCTTTTATTGAAGAAGCCTCCTGAAGTCGTTTCTGTGTAGGCTTAGAGGGGGCCTGTTTGCTAGTGCTTTCTCTTATACGTTTATGTGTTGGTGCTGAAGTCCCTTTCAAGTCAGCAGCCCAAGTATCAAGAGCCTCGTCAGGTGCACCCTGAGCCCAGTCAGCAATCCTGTCTGCTGTGTCAGTCATACTGTTTTCAATGACAGCGATGAATGTACACATACCGTTGGGATGGTCCAGCGGGAGATCTGTTTTGGAGTATTCAACTCCATCACGCTCTGCACAAATCTCGCATGTGCGTGCGCCTCCTGCGGATACCCATTTGTATTTTGTGACAAAGGGGTTTTTCTGTGTGGTTCTCACAAAGCTCTGTTGATAAGCATGTGAAACCATTGTGCGGGCAAGTCTTTGAGCACTATAGTCAACTTTTCTGGCCGTTCCCGGATAGACTTTAGACCAGCCCCAATCCTTCCTGGCTGAAGGGTCAACATACTTCTCCAAATCCTTGGCAATGTCGTAGGCACTTTTGTTCTGAGCAATACCCTGGGCAACCACATTCTGGACATCTCTCTGTGTCCTCTTGGTGTTTTTCCATAGTGCCCTGCTCAGGCTCCATTTACCCTCATAGAGCTGTCCTGTAGCCACAGCACGCACAACCTCATCGGGAACATGGGAGAAAGCACCCTGTACAGGCATACCAACTTCTTTCAAGAAGTCAATATTGTCTCCTACAACAGCCTCAGCTGTTTTCTTCATGTTGCCCTTAACAGTGGATTCAATCTCACCTCGGATTTTGTCCAGCTCCTTGTTGAGCTGATTCTGAAGCTGACTGAGATACTGTTTTCTGAGTGCATCTGATGGCACCCTGGGGGCTTTCTCAGCTTGCTTGGCTACTTCCTTGGCTGCATTCTCATACAGCCTCTGAATCTGCTTCTGTTGGGCAGCTGTAAGCCGTACACGCTCTTGTTCCGCAGCTCTGAGGTTCAGTTTTCCGGTGCTCCGGGTCATGTGTTGTTTTACAGTCTTGCTTGAAAAGTCGGCTGTAGACAAAACAGGTCACCTCTCCTCCCAGGATTAAGTTGCGTGGCCCCCAAGCATTCTGTGCACGATCACCAGCGTCCGCATCATATCCATGGACAGAGCGAGATTGCCATCCCCAGTACCTCTAAGTGTACCATCATTGACGAATGCCTGCAAGCTATCAAGCGCCCAATCGGGCACATCAGTCACCTTGCCATCAACGATACGGCCATAGGTTTTGTGATTCGCATCCGCCATGCGCTTCATCACATAAAACATTCGCACCATATCGGTGGACAGATCAAGATTGCCGCCACCCGTCCCGGCGATAAGACCTTCATTCATCATTTCTTTGATCGTGCCACGTGCCCAGCCGGGCACATCGTCAATGCTGTTGTATCTCATAACATCTTCCTCCTCATCGTTATCGTTGTTGATGCAGTGCATCGCATTGTAGACATCGCGTCGGAACATATCCATCGTCAGGCCAAAAGCGCTCCAGAGATGTGCGGGATCGGCGTGGGGACTAGCAACGCCACGCATACGTCCTTCTGCATGACTGATAATCACGCCGTCAGCCAAGGGGTCAAGGCCAAACTGGTCACAAAGCTGTGCAAAAAGCGGCACGGCTGCGGCGTAAGTACCTTTTACATGCGTTTCGGTTGCTGTAGGATCAAGATCGCGCCACTCAGCGCCATGACCAGTGTAGACGATAGATGCAGGCTCGGTCATCTCGATACCGATGTGCGTGCTGTTGGCGCTCCCGCCACAATGCCACGCTTGAACAGTCCATGGCAGTGTCTGGTATACTGTGCCATCCCGCTGCACAAAAGCATGGACGCAAACAGATTGGCCATTTGGCCTGTACTGATTGTAACTTTGTGCCATGACGGATGCATTAGGTTGAGGGCACCCAATGCTATGTAGCATAATGCCGCGTGGTTTAAGTGGCGTACCAATCTGGTAGCACCTATTTCTGGTTGTAAATGCCTTGATGATCTTCATTCCGTTGCCCCCTTGTTTTCCCTTCTCCTGGATGATTTCAAGCCCATTCTTCATCAGTCATTTAAGCGCCTCCTCATGGGATCGGTTCGTTGATGGTAGCGATAACTGCCGACGCATCAGTGCAGATCAGACTTACGCGGATGTAATGCTCTGCGGATGCTGTGACCGTGACGATGTCTCCGCTGCTGGTAAAATGAAGACTATTCCATGCATACCCGTTGTATAGGTAGCCCGCGCTTATAAACATTGCTGTTGCGCTATATGCCACCGCTATGCTGTGCCCATCGTTCGCTGCAGGAAGGCTCACACCCTTGATACGAAGTGTATCGCCAGCTTTCAGGTGGATCAAGCTTGTAGCGTTCATATTTGCGCCAATCGTCGCCCAGCCCGCTTGCGCTTTGTTCGTACCGCTCCCTGCGCTCAACCTTGTGTCTGCAGAGATTCCGACTGTATCAAGGATGTTTGTAACGGTCGCAGCGCATGTAATTACAATATTGCCCGTTACCTTGGCAATAGTGATCGTGTTCCCGGACACCGCCGACGCGGAAATATCTGTTCCACCCATTGTGACAGTGATCGCACCGAGCTTCTTGTATGTTCCCGTCGGAGAGAGCATCGTTGTGTAAGCTGCACCCTCGGCAATGGTATTCGCCGTGTTAGACGATGCGCAGTTGATCAGATTGCGTGTGATACTGTAATGTACAGTCGGCGCAGAGGCCGCCGCAGTAATCGTTATTGCCCCCGTTACATTGGCGATGTTGATTGCGCCGCTTCCGGCCGAATAAGCAGTGGCCGTTATATCAACGCCGCCCATTTTGATCACTACCGACGTGATCGTCTTCCCGTTATCCGCCGAGAGTACTGCAGTATAAGCATCCCCATAGTCTACCTGCGCTGCGCCATTGCTAATACTGCATCCTGTGAGATTTTTTGTAATTGATTGATACCAGTGCAACACTTCGGGCGTCCCATTGATCATAGCCGCGCGGTAAGCGTTGATGTAGGCCATCGACATTCCGCACGTTCCCACGGCAAAATGCACGCATTTGTCACGGAACGTGTCTCCGGAAACGGCGTTGATCGCATTGATAAGCCCCTTCCACTCTGGCTCATTACGGCGGCGGGCAAGTGCGTCTGTCCCGGAGCCGGAATAAAAGGTAGTCAACTCGTAGTCTTTGTCGATGTCGGACTGGCTCATGCCGAGCAGCCCCTCCAGCACGCAGGCCAGCGTGCCTGTACGGTCCGCACCTGCGGTGCAGTGAAAATATACCGGCTCACGATGCGTCACTGCGTCGATAACGCATCGAAGATAGAGCTGCCACGTTGCAACCGGCGTCAGCGCGTAGGACGCCGCCTTGTCAGCAATTGTAAACCGTACATCGTTACCAAGCGGGGATTCCGTTGCAACGTCACCGTCGGACGGATCGCGTCCCTCTTTGCCTCTGAGGTCGATTTCATGCTGCACACCGAACTGGCCAACCAGCACCGCCCGGTCTGCTGCAGAGATACGCCCGCCGCGAATCAGCAGTCCATATTTCACCGTGCCGCCGTCACAAGCCCAGCCACCAAGGTCGCGTACATTCCACGCCTCGGCGGAGTTGTCCCGCGTGCGAATCCATCTTAATGCGTCCAGCGGTTTGAGCGTCCCAGCTTTCCCGCCAGAGGCAAATGGCGTGAGCACATTTGGCACTTCGTTGTAGTACGTAACGCCGCCAACCGTCTGCCCGATGGGCTTGTAATTGCTCACTATCGCTGTTGCGGGGGCATAATTTGCAATTTGAGATGTGCTGTAATCGCCGGGGTCATAGGTCACGTTGGCCAGATAATGACGCACCGCCTCTGGGCACTGATGCCACTCGAATGCTTCACTCCCAGAAAGCGCCCGCACAGCATCTGCCATATCAGCAACTTTGTACTTCAGCGTGGACCCGTTTTTTTCGCGGATAGCATCTGCGATGTCCTGTATGGAAGCTTCTTCGTAAAGCTTCTTTGCCATCAGTAGCTCACCTCATCCCCATTGAGAATTGTGCCAGTAATGCGCTCACCAGCTGCGTTGTGGGCGGTTGTCCCGAATACCATCTTATCCGGTGTTACGCTGTCACTGGAAACGTCCAATAGGATCGTTCCATTTGAAAGTTGTACTTTGTTGTTTGCCATTGCGCATCTCCTCTTTTCGGGGGCAGACCCATCCGTTATCCGATCGTGACCGTTTGACCACCCTGCGGATTGTCGGCATACTTAACCGGAATAGCGCCCACAGTCACCTGAGACAGATAGTTATATGTGGGGCTGTCGGGGGCAATGACCTGCTGCTTGAACGATGGAGTTACAGTCTTGGCCTGTGCCTTTGCACCCTCGGTGCCGGACATGGTTCCCTCAACACCCAGAATCGAAATGCCCTGACGGATGTTGTTAGGGAGAATCTTTGCCGCCTCGGTTGGGTCAATCTGTGCAGCGCCACTGCCATCATGATAGCCATGAGGAATGGGGATAGAAACGCCCTTTTTGGCAACATTCAAAGTCTTTGCGCCGTTGTTGGGCATGGTACCAGTAACCTTGGCCCCGGTCACATACGCTGTTTTACCGAGCAGAATTTCTGCTGCTCCCGCATTGGCATCACTGGTATCAGCATCCTTTGTGCTTGTACCCACAATCGGAGCACCAGTTTTGTCATGAGCTTTCTTGCCTTTCGCAAGGTCAGCAGCGGTAATGTCATCCCCGGTCAAATCCATCAGGACTTCTCCAGATGCCAGGACCACTTTGCTGTTGTACTTGTCAGCCATTTATTGTACCTCCAATGTATACTGTTGTGCCTCCGCTGGGGTTGCTTACGCGTGTCACTTCTATGGGGTTGACAATAACGTCTTCATTCATGGTTTTACCCTTTGTTTCAAGAGTTTTGCCACTAAAGTCCGGGTTAACCGTATAATCTCCTGTATAGAGGTCTCCACCAACACTCACTGTAACGGCAGGTTCCACAATAAGTATATACTCTTCCGGGCAGATATGACCAATCCAGTTACTCATAACCAGTCTCCCTCAACAGCTCTTCTACACACAGAGGCGCAGCTAAAGATGCTTTTTTATTGCCATACTCATCTGTCCAGCAAAGTTGGCCTTTAGTCGGAGATGTGGTTAGCTTCATTGCATCTTTATATGGTATGGTGACTAAAAGCTTCCCATTCACATACTGCGCCGGAAACTCCATATATGCACCATACTGTTGTTTCACACAGAACAGGAAGTTTCTTGCATTGGAAAAGTCAACCAGCTCGCCGTTCCTGCCTTTTCGCACCGACAAAACCAGTTTTGATTCAATTCTCTGGAGCATTGTTATTCACATCCTCCTCGGCCTGACCATTGATGCTCTCTCCTCCCTCACTCTCATTCAGATCCATAAAAGAATCTTCAAGGATTTGGCGCTCAAGAGCAATCTGTCTCAGCTCCTCCTCGGCCTCATCATCGGTCAGATTGCGCCACTTCTTCATGTAGGATTTGCGGCTCATAGTCTGCGCGGTGACCTCAGCCAAGTCGGTCTGCTTCTCCTCTTGCTCATCCTCAGGCAGAGAATATTGATTGTCCACTCGGATTGTATATCCAATATCAGGCAGGGCCTCGTCAATGTAAAACTGCCCAGCCTTGGGGTACAGCCGTACACCCTCAATGATACATCTACCAAGGAACTGAAGTGCGGGCCTCCAGGCAAGCATCTTCTCGTCGCAGCGGACAATCAAATCCCAGTAAATGGCCTTCAGGGTCTTTCCAGAGGACACAACACCTTTCAGAGCTTCAGGAGATACATTGGGAACAGCGCACTGCTCATACATTGTGTTCTTGATTCTGTCAAGTGTGGTTCCCAGTGGGGTGGAATAACTCATAGGAGAATCCAACACACCCACCTGAGCAGAGCGGTCAACAGCCTGATTCTGGTCTGAAGACAAATCCCAAAAAGCACCTGCGGAAATAGACAATCCCTTGGTGGACTCAGGAGAGGCATCCACAGTATAGCGGATCGGATTCATACCTTTGCGCTCTGCATCCATATCGGCTGCGGCCAAACGGCTGTACCAGCTTTCATAATCCTCCAGCTGAGAGATTTCAGACACTCCAATCAGGTCACCCGTCAGGCCATCGTTTACAATGACCCAAGCAGGGATGAAGGAAAACCGGGTCTGTGTATCAGGCTGGATTTCCTCAACCAGCTGGCCCATACCGTTGTACACATTCTCAGAGTAGTAGCACAGGCCATTCTGCATCCAATACTTCTTCTTGTAAATGCGTTGGTCAACCTTGGCTTTCTCGTCATTCAACCCATAAAATGCCACAATCTTGGTCAGAATGTTGGCGTTGTTAGGATCAACATCGTACACAAACTCAAGGCTGGGAAGGAAGCTGACCTGAATGCCGCTGTCCTCGTTGATGTTGAACATGAGGGCCACTCTTTTGCTGATGAAGCAATCCTTGGCAGCTTTGAGCAGAGCATTTTTGAAGCCGTTTTCCTCCAGAACATTGTCAATCAAAGTCTGGTAAATGGTTCCCGCATCTTTGGCTGCTTCCCGCTCCGCTTTGTTCCCACCCAGGTCTACATCCACATAAAAGTCGGGGGATTTGGAGAACAAAAAGCGCACTTCTTTGTCCAGCAGAGAGCGGGTCGTCTTGTATCTCAGGTCTGCAGGCGTGTAGTCCAGCTGGCCCTCCTGAACATAGGGAGCACCGTGCTCATACACATTATACAGCCGGATAACTTCATACATATCCTCCAGGACATTTGTGCCATACAAGCCCTCCAACTCAGCCTTGATAATGCTGGTAGGAATGTTCAAAAGCCTTGTTACATCAACCGTTGCTTGTAATTTGTCAGCCATGTTCTCACCCCTTTCAAAATCGTTTTCTGTTGCATTTTTCACTTATCAAGTTGCGTTTCCAAATTTGTTCTGACTCATATGCGTCTGCAGGATGTACTTTGCGTTCTTCAGCCTTTACCCGCTCAAGCTCTGCCTTGAAAGTCTTGTATGCTGTACAACTCCCATGGCAGAGCTCAGAACGGGATTCACACCCCAAACAGGGGGCATGGGGCCTCATTCCTTGCCAGAGTTTGCATCAATTGCGTTCTGCTGCTTCTGGCTCTGAGTACCAAAGTAAAACGCAATGACAACAGCATAGACGGTCATAAATTCCTGGCTGATGGTCCCGTTCAGTGCCATGATTGCAAAAACAACCGTCAGACACAGCGTCACCAAAGACTTCACAGACAGAAGATCGGTCACCCGTTTAATCACCTTGTCCATCTGCTTCACCTCCTTTACTCCTTCCGAACACAACTCCATCGTTGTGCTCAAAAATATTCTCCAAAACCTTCAGAAACCCCACCCCCAGAATTGTGCGAATTGCGGGTTCAGAAAGCTCTGCCATGGTGTAGACTTGCCCCAGCTTGACTGTGGCATAGATTGCTATGCCATAGCTGGCGAATACCCAAATCAGGGCTGAGATTTGCGTTGTGACGAAGATGAACCGAGTGATTTGCATCAGCCGGGTTTTGGTCATCAGATTCTTTCCTTTGCTCACGCTGCTCCCCTCCTGCTGTTTCTGGGGATCTCTTTCACATCGGCCACCTCATAGTTGTCCAAGGCGTACCAGATTGCAGAGAATGTATGTGGGTCGATATTGAACTGATCATAGATGGGATTATCCTGCTTATCTTTGGCATAGATGAGTGTGGACAGCTCCCGGATTGTATTGGGACAATTGGGAGAACAGATAATCTTGTGGAATCTCTTGACTTTTCTGGTGTTCGCCAGTCTGGAGCCAGGGAATTTGTGGCAACCACGCATCCTGAAGCCGTTTTGGCGATAGAAAGCAATTGCCTTGGGGTCTTCACAGTCCGCAACAATCTGCTCATGGTCCAGACCTTCCTTGGCCAGCTCCTTGGCTGTCTTGTCATCGGTCATACCATTCTTGTAATATTCCCAATAGATGTATAGGTATTTGTTCTTGTCATCAACAGCCAACCGTACAACAGCATTGTAAGATTCTTCAAAACCAAAGTCCATACCCACAAACCGGAACTTGGCCGGGATAGACTGTACAGCTCTGAGCACTTCGTTGTGGCTCTTGGCCACCTCAAACTGGGGCAGCACCCTTTTACCATTCAGACCGAAACGACCCAATCTGGCAACTCTGTACAGATCAGGATCATATTCCTTCATCTGGTCCAGAGTCTCAATGTAGGATTGAGGCAGGAATAGATTGTCATCAGCAACGCTGTGATGGTAGTAGACCCCGTTCTTGACGATGGTTCTGCGCTGATACAGCAGGTTGTCGTCCAGAGTCACATGCTCATTTCCGTCCTCGTCTATTCTCTTGAAAAAGTGCTGATACACCCAGTTCTCTGTGCCCACCGGGTTGGTGGAGAGAATGAAGTGAAGGCTGAGTGTGGGATGACGCAGACGACCAAGCAGCTCCTTGTAACCGGCATATTTGATTTCACTGCACTCCTCAAGCCATACGATGGAAACGCCATTGATGGATTTGAGCTTTGTGGGCTTGTCCATGCCCTTGAAGATGATTTTGGACCCATTAGGAAACTTGATTGTCATAGGACTTGTGGTGCAGCGCACCTTTTGTTTACCCGTGCCAATCAAGTCCAGCTCTTCCAGAATCTCAACAAGGAGGTCATAGCAGCTGTCTCGGATGGTATCAAAGACCTCACGAACAACCAGCACCTTGCGCTTCTCCTGTAGGCACTTGAGGATGATTTTGAGTGCAATGTGGTAGGATTTACTGGAGCCATACCCACCCACTAGCAGGTATGTCTTGTAGTCCCAGTCAAAGAGGAAGGATTCAAACCGGGGATTGACCTCCTTGTCAACTACCATTGTCAGTCACCCGCCTCAGCAATCTGCTTGTTGATGTACTCACCCTCAGAGATGTACTGTTGAGCCATATCAACAGTGTACTGATAGATGGTCATCTTGCGCTGGATATTTGCCACAGCTCTTTTGTCCCCACGCTTCAGGGCATTGACCAGATTGGTCTTGGCCCGTCTAAGCTGAGTCTTATTGAACCGAACAACATCAGAAGGGGTTGCCACAAAAGTTTCAACTTTCATCAGTGTCCCTCCTTCCTCGCACAATATTGATGGTCAGGTTGTCATCCTCGTTACCCTCATCAATCAGTCTGCGCTTGAGCTCAAACTCATCCCGACGCAGCTGAGAATCGGCTTTGGCTTTCTTGATATCAGCCTGTTCCTTGTGCCCAACCCAATTGTAGCAACAGTCAAGAACAAATTGAGCACCCCTCTGACCATCTTTGTCATACAATCGTTTTTCAGCATAGGCTTCAATGGTCTGCTTTGCTTTCAGTATAACGCGGGAGAATGTCAGCTTGTCATCTGTCTCAGCTTTCATCTCATCCAATACTTCATCAATGAACCCGTCTTGGTATTTCTTCAGGGTAGTCGTTGATACTCCCAAGTACAAGCTCAAGCCTGACACTGTGTAAGGTTGAACTTGGACTTTTACAAGGTTTCCTTGCTTGTCATACACAAGTTGACCCCATTTGTCAATCAAAGGCCCATTGCAGCTCTCAAAGTACTCGTTGACCATACACTGCAGATGTTCCGGGCTCATGAATTTCCGCTTCATCCCTTTTGAAGGGTTCAACCGTCCATTGAAAGGATTGTGCGGATTTCTGATACCTCTCAAGTCCAGTTCCAGATGTCGCTCATCCTTGAGGATGTACCGCACAACAGGCTTCTTTGGTGCGTCAATAATGATTTGCTTTTTTGCCATGTACACCCTCCCTTCTTTGTCAATACAACGGGTTCCCCCGTTTACACCTATATTACTATAAGTATTCGGAAAAGTAAAGCATTTACTCCCAAAATAAACAAGATTTGTGTATTTTTCACGATTTTTCTTGAGTTTTACCCTCAAAATAAATAGAAATTCGAGCCCAGGGGGCACGCCCTATACCCGGCGCAGCCGATTTTACCGAAAAACATGTGAGTGTTCATGTATTCAGACTTGTTTACACTTTCACGATTATAACGCCGTAATCGTGTCTTGAACCACGCGATTATGGCGGCGTATCGCATCTGTGGAAATACACTCAAGCCCTCATAATTCCATACAAGTACACGACTATTTTCTGTTTTCCCTTGAGGGGTTGAGCCCTTTTCCTTGACTTTTGAGGGAGGCTTTTTCTTGATATTACTTCTGGGAGTTATTCATTCACCCCGAAAAATAGGCGGAAATGCGAAAAATTGCTTGATACTACTCCCGCGAGTAATGCAAAAATAGGTAAAATAGTCTCATAATCACACTCAAGTGCACGAAAATGGTGGTGAAGGTTCATTGGTGAAAAAGTGAGAAAACGAAACTTTCTCTCAATGGTGGTTCAGCAGCCTTGAAAATCCCGCCTATTTTTAGTCCTATCTCTTTTATATATAAATAGTATATTATACTTTCTATTTTATATATATTTTCTATTACCTCTAAAAATAGAGTGTAAAAATAGGCGTTGATAAACTTGAGTGAATCTTGTGTGTTTACGCCTATTTTACTGTTACTCCACGGAGTAAAATGTTTGAACTCTCAGAGACACTTTTTCCGCTTTACGCCTATTTTTATACCTATTTTTCGATTTCATCCCCAATAAATCCGCCTATTTTTAGAAAATTCCCCCATACTTGTACACCCTCCCCCCTTAAATTTTCGTTACCTCCGGCGATAGAGTGTAAAAATAGTCTCATAATTTGCCCCAAAATCCTTGGGGAATTGCGCCTATTTTACTGTTACTCCGTGAAGTAAAATCCTTGAACTCTCAGAGGCGATTTTTTCATTTCCCGCCTATTTTTATACCTATTTTTGCAAAATTGATATATCAACAAATTCCTTGACCCCTATTGAGACTATTTTTACACTTTTTGATATATCAAAAACTCGCTCCCGCTGTGAAAAATTATTCTTGACTCCCAAGTGACCATTTGTGAGGATTTCAACAAGCCCAAGCAATAACTTCTGGAGCTGCCACAGTTTCAAAATTTTTTCAAAAGTTTCAAAATTTCGCTTGACTTTTCCAATTCTTGGTAGTATGATATGATTGTAAAGAGGAAAGAACACTCAAAGAAAACACGACAGGCCAAAAGGCCGGAAAGGACAACAAAATGGAAAGCATTAAAGTCACCTCTCAGAATCAGCTTGATAAGCTGCCGACCAATTACATTGGAAGAATTTGCGTTTGCTTCGGGACTCCGATCAACCCCGCAATTATAAGAGGCGAGCATAAATACGCCACTATTCTAGTCGCTGGCCACAGTTGCGCGGTAGTTATGGGCGATGCCCACATCATCGCGCGCGACAGCAGCAGCGTTGTGGCACTTGGCGGCAGCACTGTTGCGGCGCACAATAGCAGCCATGTCGAGGCACGAGACGTCAGCAGCGTTGTGGCTTTTGATTATAGCACCGTCGTCGCTTGGGATCGCAGCCACGTCGAGGCACGCGGCCACGTATGCGTCGACGCGCGCGATGACAGTGAGATTAACGTCGTTATGCTGAACAACACCATTGTCGCGCGGGACAACAGCAAAGTTGAGGCATGGAGCGGCAACAACATCACGGCGCTTGGCAACGCCACTGTCCTGTATTTTGATCTCTAATCCCGCACCACTGATGTGCCCAACTGACGAGAGCCGGATGGCGACCGGCCGAAACGTCCTGATGGGCGTCTTGGGAAGCCAAAACAGCAGGCCGCAGTGCGGCCGGAAAGGACAACAAAATGAAAGTATTTGGAGACCCGCGCGCACGGGCAAAGGCGCGCAAATACATCGTCTGGGGCATCGAGGATGGTATCGTCTGCGCAAGCTTCCTCGGTGGTATCGCGCTGGCTGGATGGGTATTCCATGTGATCTTCACGGCATTGGGGGTGGAATGATGGAGAATCCAATCGAGAAGGTGCGTGAGTTGCTGAACCGGCCGCGCTCAAGTACAGATTTCTCGCCGGCTGCAAGATACGCCGTCAGCAGATTGTGCGACTATGCCGCGCAGGAGCACGAGCAGCGGGAGAAGGCGGAAACCATGCTCTGTAACGAACGGCGCAAGGCACTTGCGTTTTCCGCAGAAATGGCGCGGCAGGAACGCAACATCGACGACCTGCGGCAGCAGCTGTCATTTATGCAACAGGCAATGCAGGACGCGGGGATGTAAATCTGAATCCCACCTGACGATGGCCCAGCTGGTAACTGGCCGAAACACCCCGAAACGGAAAGCCTGGTTGGAAAGTACCTGCAACGACAGGGAGGATACAATTAGATGCGCCGTGGCGATAGTGCGAGAGGGGTGTCGTGGGAAACCACCCAATCTTGAAACCATATAGGAGGTATTCAACATGAAGTTTGAAACCGTGAGCCCGGAAACCGTGAACAAGCTCTTCAAGCCCACCAAGCTCCAGACTATCCTTGACTCATTTATGCGCAGTGATGCTCTGGCTGTCCGCTGCGTGATGGCTCCTGGAGAATACGCCAATGCAGACTCTGCTCAGAGTAGCTATCACGCCGCAATCAAGCGGTTGGGTTATCCGATTGCAGCCCGTGTCTTCAATGGGGATATGTATCTTATCAAAATCAGTCCTGACAAGGAGGAGAACAAATGAGCATTTCTAAAGTCATTCAAGAAGGAGGATTTTGAGAAGCTATGAACAGTGTACCATTTCAGTGCTTGGAAAGTTCTGAGCCACTTGGTAGCGGTATAACCAGAGAAATTTGGTTCATTACCACAGCTGAGGGTCAGCCTGTAAGACGCACAGTGTACAAGGAGGAGGATGGCTCAGTGGTAGCCATTCAGGACTATGGGCAAGGACTGAGTACTGATTTGTATGTTGAGGCTATGTTCTATGAGCTTTTCAAAGGAGAAGACAACTGGTTGAAGATTCAGACCGACAGTGGGGTATATAGCACCAGTCGCATACAGTTGTTCAATATGAGGTGAAACCATGAATGCTATCAATATTGGATTGGGCAACTTTGTCTCCGCAGACCGGGTGGTTGCCATTGTGAGTCCGGAATCTGCCCCCATCAAGCGTATGGTACAGGAGGCCAAGGACAAGGGAACGGCAGTTGATTCCACCTATGGTCGTAGAACAAGAGGGGTGTTGATTATGGATAGCGGGCAGCTTGTGCTGTCCTCTCTCCAGCCCTCTACGATTGTTGCCAAGAGCACAACAAAGAATGCCAAAGAAAAGGCGGTTGATGACGATGACTGATTGTGTACTGTTCTCCAAAGAAGACTATGACAGCATACTATCTCATCTCAAGTCAATACAGATTGAGTGTGAGAATTCTCAAGCCATCAATCTGTCTGGTCGGAGAAACAACTCATACCATATCTGTGAGATTGAGAGACACATCGAAGCAATTGAGGCCCTGCTGAAGAAGGAGGGGCTGTAATGGATAAAGGCTTTCTCAGGCCCTGTGAAGTCACAGTTGAATCCAAAGGGGGGAAGACTGTATACAAAGGTTGGTTTCATTGCTGGGAGCATTATTCAGAAGTTGTTGGTGAATCTCCTTTGAGGGGTGGTCACTCTGCTGGTCAAATCTCTTTTGTTCTTGGTATTGTTGAGAATGAGGAAGGGCAGATTGCCCGGTTTTACCCAACACAGATACGGTTTACAGACCGAGATTGAAAATACAAGCCCTTGTGGAAGCTACACAGTTTCCGCAGGGGCTTGAAAATTTTTCAACAAATTTCAAAATAATGCTTGACTTCTTGTAGTGCTGGTAGTATACTAATGATTGTAAGGAACAGGAACACCTGATAAAACAAGGAGGATTACAAAATGATGTATACCGTAACAACCTATTTCAAGCTTGAGCGTTTGTACCATATAACGGAAAAGATTGAAGCAGAGAATCCAAAAGAGGCAAAGAAAATTGCACTTGTAAAAGTTTTGTCTTCCAATCCTGAAGCTACAAACATCCGTCAAAGGGCTCAAAAATCTCACAGAGAATAACCCAACTGATGAGAGCTGGATGGTGACCAGCCGAAACCAGGGCAACCTGGTCTTGGGAAACCAAACCAAACTGAGGAGGTTCAATTATGAATTACATATACATCAACACCCGTGACAATCGTCAGTACATCCTCAACCCCATGATCACAATGGGTGAGAAGGTTTGCTTGGTTGATATGGCCAATTGTGAGGACAAGTTTGTATCCCTCAAGACCTTGAAGCGGTGGTACAGCAAAACCATTACTGAGCAGCCTGTTGTTGAACTGCGGGCCTTTACTGGTATGAAGATTGGACTATTCCGGGCTGAGCTTGCTACCAATACCAACACTCTGTATCTGTGGACCAAGCAGAACAAGCTCCTGACCTTTGACCTAGATATGGGGAATCAGACCAATGCCAAGAATCCCAAGTTTGCCAATCGCATTCACGACACATACGACTTCTTGGAAAGCTCCTTGAACTGGGTTTTGTCTTGAATCGAAATTTTTGAGAGAAGTTCAAATTTGTGCTTGACTTTTCCTTGATACAAGAGTATAATCATAATTGTAAAGAGGAAAACACATACAGACCGGAACACCTGTACATTTGAAAAGGAGATTGAATACAATGAAAAAGACCATCATCACCTACACCAGCCGCAAGAATGCTTCCAAGGTTTACACCCTGGTTTCCTTCGATGAGGCCAATAACACCGCTGTTCTGACTGATTCCAATGGAACTGAGCACATCATGAAGCTGACCACTCTTCGCAAGACCTTCAAGAAGTCCGTTGAGGAAGTCGAGGTTGAGGAGCCCAAGACCGAAACCGAGACTATGACCAAGCATCAGAAGAGTGCCCTGAAGAATATCCGCTGCGGATACAACTGGGTCATCGGTGGCCTGGAAAACGCCGTTCAGGATGGTGAGATGGAAGAGATGCCCGCTGTCGAGGAGATGTTTGAGGAAGTGTACGATGAGGTTACCAGCTGCACCTTTGATGAAGGTTTCGGTGATTCCCAGGCTGCTCCCATCTGCATGAAGTTCGCTGGTAAGAAGTTCATCCGTGAGCAGATTGCCAAGCTGTTCCGGGCTGATGGTTATGAGGTGTCTGAGGAACTGGTTGCTGTTCCTGAGCACAAGACTGGTCACAGCAACTTTGTAGATGGTGAGCGCATCAATCTCCGCAAGGATGAGGGCGAGAGAGTGGTCAAGGTCAGAGCCTTCACGGGTATGCTGATTGGGACATTCAAGGTGGAGAAGGAAACCAAGACCACCATCACCGTCAAGACTGCCAAAGGAAAGATGAAGTTTGATCGAGAAACTGGAATCCAGGTTAACTCGAACAACAAGAAGTTCGCCAACCGCATCGAAGTCTGATGCGGTGGTGGATTTCACGAAAAGAAAAGCAGGGGTGAGATAGGGGAAGAAAAGTCTGTGAGTGCACGATATAATGATGTGATTTCCGGGCTTTTCTCCCCGTTTCCCGGCCTTTACTTTTCCGAGGGTGATACCTTATAATATATGCATGAGGCTGAATGGCCAGAAAAGGAGGTATCACCAGTGAAACAGTATCTGTTATCGGAGGAAGATCGCAAGAAGGACTTGTTGGAGCTGCTTGAAAAGAACAATGTTCCGCTTGAGTTGTTCCCGTATGAGTGGTTGTGTACCACAGATTTCTTCAGAGCACCTGCTTCAAAAGGATTCCACGCAGCATATCCGGGGGGATTGTATGACCACTGTGTAAATGTCACTTCCCAGCTCTTGGATATGAGAGACAAGGGAGTGACGCAAACTTGGGGCCGGGTTGAAAGCCCAATTATTGTGGGCATGCTACACGATGTCACAAAGATCGGTATGTACATCCTGAGTCAAGACATGAACCCAATCAAGCAGGGGATTGAAACATTTCACATCAAAAACCCTCTGTACAGCGGCTTTGGTGGACATGGGTATGATTCAGTATGCAAGATTGAACAGCACATGAGGCTGACAGAAGAGGAACGGTTGTGTATCAGATACCATATGGGTGCCTATGAGACAGATGATTGGAGCGGGTATGATAGAGCAATCAGAAAGTTTCCAAATGTACTCTGGACACACACCGCTGATATGTTGGCCTCCAAACTGATGGAGGATTGAAACAATGGTTCTATACTCTGGGAACAAGGGGAAACCTCTCAAGAAAAGACACTCCAACCCGTACTGCATATTTTTCTTTATCTGCTGTGTGCTTCTGATGGCCTCAGTACTGTTGAATGTGAAGGCCATTAACCTGCTCAGGGCCTCTGTGGAACAAACCAAACAGGCTATCTCTGTGGCAGAGGATGCACAGACGATTGCAAACCAGGCTGTGTACAATATGAGAACCACAAAATACCCTGAGCTTGAGCCTGAGTTATGCTGTGACAAGGAAGCCTATGTGGACTCTGTAGCGGCAGAATACCTGGCCAATGTTGCTTGGGGCGAGGCTCGTGGTTGCTCTGTGACAGAACAGGCAGCTGTTATGTGGTGTGTACTCAACAGAGTGGATAGCCCTTTGTACCCAGATTCTGTAGGGGAGGTTGTTACACAGAGGGCTCAATTTAATGGATATTCTGCAAGCAACCCGATTACTCCAGAGTTACTCCAGTTGGCTAATGATGTGTTGACCTATTGGTCTAAGGAGGATGACTCTGGCCGGGTTTTGCCAAAAGAATATCTGTATTTCATCGGGGATGGTAAACATAACTATTTTTATAAAACATGGGGTGGCAATGCAACAGCTTGGGATTGGAGCTTGCCCAGCCCTTATAAGGAGGATACGATAAAATGAGAACCAAGCCTGCAGATACCCTGTATTGCGGAGTAGACAAGGAGCGCATCAAGAAAGCTAAACCTGTGCTGAATGAGCGCAATCTTTTGTACCTGTACAATTTTATCAAGCGAAGATATGTCATCCACTTGAGAAAGGATGTTTTGAAGAAAGACCCACCCTGGACCAATGACCAAGTGCTGCGGAATTTCCGGTTCACCAACATTCGCCGAGAGCATGACAAGGAGAGCAAGTGGGTGATTGAGCACATCGCCAATAACCCTGAGCTGTCTTATGAGGACAAACTGCTCAATGCCATCCTTTTTCGGCTTTACAACAAGCATGAAACCGCTGAGCTGATTTCCATGCCGATCAAGTTCAGCCAAACCCCTGACTGGAATCCTGAGTGGTACAGAAGTCTGTTTGAAGCTGCTCTGGCTGAAGATCCTCATGTGAAGTTCTTTACTGGTGCATTTAACACCGGAGGCCTGAAGCGCGCCTTGAAATGGTATCTTCCCAAGGATGACCCAAAAAACAGTATGCCCATGAGGGTGCTTTGGTTTATCCAGTATCTTATTGGGGAAGACATCGTTGGTCAAGTGAAGAGCTGTACCAGACAAGATGAAGTATGTAATACATTGTCATCTTATATGGGTCTTGGGAAATTCCTTTCCTACCAGATTTTTGTTGATATGACTTATATCAAGGAGTTTCCATTCTCTGAGAATGAGTACACACAGGCTGGCCCCGGCTGCGTTATGGGCCTCGACTATCTGTTTGAAGACAGAGATGGGATGACCTATGAGGAATGTCTGTTTTGGCTGAGGGATAACCTGGACAGGCTGTTTGTGGAGGAGCTGGGAAAAGACTGGGATGCCAAACGGGTATTCTGGGATTTGCCTGAAGAAGACAGGTGCTTCAATGTTATGTCCCTGGAAAATTGCTTCTGCGAGTTGTCAAAGTACATCCGAGCCAAGGATGGAACAGGCAGACCTCGGAAAAAGTACAATGGTGGTGGAAGATGATTCCTGTATTTGTACCATCCTATCAGAGACCTGACGCTGTATTTTTGAAGAGGAGTGTTCTGTACAAGTTTCCTCTATACGTGTTCATTCGCAAAGAAGAGAAAAGTGAATACGAGTGGCTGAAATGTCGCCCTGAAACAACCTTGGTTTTACTTAAGAATGTGGAAAACATTGGAGAAACCAGACGAGCAATGTTCAATTATGCTGTCAAGAAAGGAATTGACAAAGTTTTCATGATTGATGATGATGTTTCTCGGTTAGACATATCCGTGTGGGATGAGGAAAGAGAAGTAGTTCGTGCTTCTGGAACAGTCAAAGGGAAACCTGAGGATTGGAGAAAGGCTCTGACCAAATGGGAGACCGAATGGGAAAATGAAGCCCTATTTGGTGCATCCTATCGCCCATTCAGCTGGTCTATGAAGAAAGAAGTGTTTGGAGGGAAAAGTCGGGCACAACTACAACAAGCTGTTGGTGTGAATATTGCTCTTCTCAACTCTGCCGGCCTCAACTACCAAAGCAATTCTGTAGTTGGTAATGAAGATCTGTTTCTTCAACTGGAGTGCTATCAACATGGACTTGAGTGCCTAAAGACTTCTATGGTTCAGTATGACTGCCCAGCAATGGGTTCCGGTACAGGAGGATGCAACTCATCAGAATTGGGAACAATACAAGAAAAACAAGAAGTCCGGGTAGAACGATTTTGTCGTGCTTGTACTGAGCCCTCTTTGATTCGTGTTGGCCAAACTCGTTCTGGCGTAAAGAGTGTGAAATTTGTTTGGTCACAAATTTCAAGATTGATGGAGGATACAAAATAATGAGTAAATTGAAAAGCCTGTGTCGGAAAGACTGTCTGGATATGGCTCAGTCCTATGCTGACAAAGTCAGTGGGTGTAGAAAAGTGGCAGTGGGTTCTGCCATTGTGAGTGCTGAGGGGAATGTTATTGCTATGGGGGCCAACCGGGCTGTGCCTGACTTGTGTAAAACACCCCGTGGATGCCTCCGTGTGGAAAAATATGGGGAGGATAGCAAGAATCACAGAAACCCTGAAGACTGCCGTGCAATTCACAGCGAGATTGATGCCATTTGTAGTGCAGCCTCTTCTGGTGTGCCTGTAAAGGGTTCTTCCATTTTTGTAACCAGATACCCATGCGAGGGTTGTGCCAAAGCCATTATTGCTGCTGGTATCAAGAAGGTGTACTATGGTGGGACAGCCCATATAAGCCCGCAGACGGCAGTTATGTTCAGGGCCTTTGGTGTGGATTGTACCTATATCTCAGACTGGAAGGAAGACAATAGTGATAGATGAGCCAGTTTCGGCTGAGTAGAATGGCCAGGGTGCCATTTTAAGTGTTCGGAGGTATAAACTACCCACCCCCATATAAGGAAGGAGAAAAGTGTATGGAAAACACTGAACAGTTAGTTCTGCCCACTCTGCCTGTTACGCCTATATTGACCGAAGAAACCTGTACCAAATTGGTAGAGGCTTTTCAGGCCATTGGAGATGCTATTGTAAAAGCGTTTGAGCCTGTAGTATTGGCTATATCTGAGGTTGTAAATAGCCTGGTTATCCCCGTAGTACAGGAGCTGATGAAAAAGCTGTTCAAGATTGCATCACCTTCCAAAGTGTATTATTTGGCATATCATGGAAAGAAGCGTCGAACAAGAAAGAAAAATCTGAAACGCTTGATGCGTTATTGGGAGGAATTCATCAATGGATGTTACAAGGTTCATTAACAAAAAGCAGCGGGAAGTTCTGGCAAGGGCAAGAAAAACTTATGGGGACACTGCCCAAATTCTGGTGTCTACGGAAGAACTGTGTGAGCTGGCTGCGGTCTGTTCCAAATACCCCCGGTACCAGACCAAGGAAAAGGCTCAGGATGAGCTTCATGACAAGGCTGTAGATGAGGTTGCAGATGTCCTAATTGTACTTGACCATGTCATCAATATTTTTGGTTTGACTCCGGTTGATATTGGGGACAGGATTGCTGGGAAGGTTGCCCGTCTGGAAAGATGGCTCAATACATCTAACAGCATGGAACAGACCACGGTAGACAGAAAGGTTCCTGGTCAGCTTCACATCACAGAAATGTGCCAGGGAGGTTTGTTTGAGCCGATTGAGGAGGAATGACGCATGAAGCTGAGTGAGTTTGACTCTCTCATTGGTCAAGACAGCTATGTGCGTTGTATGGGAAAGAAGCGGTTGGACAACTCCATCGTGAACGAAAAGGCCGCAGACGCTCACCTGTTCTCTGGGGGACAGATTGGCTGGTGGGTGCGGTCTGGCTACATAGTTGTAGATATAGATGAAGGAAAAGAAGAAGCCATGAAAGTGGTGAAGAGGCTGGGTCTCAAAACTCTGATGGCTCAGACTCCAAAAGGGCTTCATCTGTATTTCAAATGTGATAAGGAATACCCCCAGCGGGTTGGAATGGTTCTCCCTTGTGGATTGAAATGTGACTTTCGCTGTGCCAATAAGGGTTATGTCATATTGCCTTTTGGGTCAGAGGGTCGCCGGTTCAATAAGTGCAGAAAGATTGCAGAGCTGCCACCTGAGTTTACACCGATGGTGAACCGCAAAGAAAGCCTGTTGGGGTTGAAAGATGGGGATGGAAGAAATGCAACCCTGTTTGCTCACCTTATGGCCTACAAGAACAGAGGTGCTTCAGATGAGCAGATTGAGGAAATGGCTGATGTTATCAACAGTATCATATTCGCTGACCCTATGGATGAGAAGGAACTGGAGAAAATTGTTGAGAACACCAGGAAATATGAGGCATCAAAGCAGTTCGACAACCCCTATCTGATTTACAGTGCAAAAGGAGTCCCCACAAATATCAACCATAGGGCTATCTGTGACTACTTTGTGAACAAAGGGGGCATCTTTGTACTAGGCGGGGAGTGCTATCAATACCGGGATGGCGTGTATGTTGAAGCAAGCAGCCATGTCCGGAATACCATCAAGGATATGATTGTTGTGGATACGCTTATCACACAAAATCGTATCATGGAGTGCTTCAGGTTGATTTGTGATGATGTGAGGCTTCAGCGGACTGCAGCCGAACTGAACCATGACAAAAACCTTATCAATTTCCAGAACGGGGTTTGGGATATAGAACGAGGAGAGCTTTTGCCTCATGACAGCAAGTATCTCCAGACGCTTCAAATTCCGCACCCGGTTGGAGAGTATAAGCCATTCAAGGAAACCCGGCTGTATGACTTTTTCAAGAAAACCAACCTGCCCAAAGAGGACATCAAGATGCTGCTCAAATACATGGCCTATTGTCTCACCTTGGACTACGGGTTGAAGACATTCATGATTCTCTGCGGTCAGTCCAATACCGGTAAATCTGTGTTGATTCGATTCTTTGAAAACCTTGTTGGCAAGCAAAATGTGTCCTCTCTGAGCATGCATGAGCTGAATATGCGGTTCTACCCATCCCAGCTGTACAATAGGTTACTGAACTCTTGTGCAGATAACTCATCTTTGCCATTGTCATCTATTGAAAACCTGAAGAAGATTACAGGCGGTGACCAGATTATGCATGAGAAGAAGGGCAAGGAACCATTTTTCTTTGTGCCGTTCTGTAAGTTGATTTTTAGTTTCAACCAGTTACCGCTTCAGCTGGAAGAAAAGTCCAATGCATTCTACAAGCGCATGAGGATTCTGTTCATGAACAATGAGTTGTTTTTGAACAATGACTATGTAAATGACCTATGTAGTGAGGAGAGTGTATCTGAGATTATTCCATACCTGCTTCATCTTCTGCCAGTGAAAGACATCCCTCGTACATCGACCAGTGACAAGTATGTGGAGGCACTGCGGCAGGATTCTGACAGCATCCACGCCTTCATTGCTAAACATTGTGAGCTGGGACCAGGGTTGTCTGTAGAGAAAAATGCACTATATGAGGCATACTGCCGGTTTTGTGTGGATACGGGCCGGGAAAACAGCAAAAAGCACTCTTTTATGAGAAATATCCGCTCCCAGGGGTTCAAGGAATCAAGAGATG